AAAAAAAAGCCTAAACTTAGAAAGTAAAGGCTTTAAAAACTATTAACTAAATATAAACCTAATCTTAAATATTATTTTACTAACTCTTTAAGCTTTTCTAAAAACTCTCTTCTATTAGGATTTCTAATAGAAAGTTTGTCAGAAATTAGTAAAATTGTTTCTTTAAAATCCTTTTCTTCTTTATGAGAAAGAGGTTTTGAAATTGCATAATGTGTTCTTATTTCCATGTTATTTTATTTTATAAGTTTTAGCACCTAAATCATTACACCATTCACTTGCTTGTACTTCTAATCCATTTCTATGAATTTGATTTTTATTCCAATAAACAGTTTGTGTACAACCGTCTTCATATTGAAACGTCACAATAAAAGTTTTTTCGTTTTTGTTATTAAAATTTTTCATTTTTTTTTTTATTTTAAATCGTTTATTTTAAAATTACAAAGAATATAATTTTCATATTTTGTATAATGTTTTTTAATTTTAGAAACTACCCATTTAGGATTAAGAATTGCTTTTTTATTTACTTTTATATTATCATCATTTAAACAAACTAAAGCTCTACTTAATTCTTCATTAGTATCTAATAACAATCTTTTATTAAAATTTCTTTCATCTTCTAAAAATTTTAATAAATATTTAAAAATATTTTTATCTTGTGCTAATATTTTTAAAATAGCTATTTTTTTTTCTTCTTCTCTTAAAGATGAATTGATAATTTCTTTAATTAATTGTAAATTCATTTCTTTTTATATTTAAAAATGTAGAGAGATTAATCTCTCTCTACATTCTAATATTCTAAACTTCAACCATTGTATCATTATGATATATAGTTTCCCATGTAGATTCTAACATCCATTTATTAGATGAATCTATTAGAAATTGTGCTTCATCAGGAGTAACTATTTTACTTTCTTTAATTTTTCCTGTTTTTTTGTTTGATACATAAACAATTTTAACAGGAATTGTTTTAGAAATAATGTTTTCTTGTATATCCATTTTCATCATGTTTAACAATCCTACAATATTTCTAGCATCAGCTAATTCTTGTTCTATTTTAGAAATGTAGCGTTTCTGTTTTTCTAAACGATTAGCAATCATTTCTAAATTACGTTCTGCGTAATCTACTTTTGATGGATTTACAACATATTTACCAATTTTGTATAATCCGTTGTTTAAAATGCAAACCAAATGTTTTTCGTTATTTTCCATTTTGATTATTTGTTAAAGTTTAAAACTGAATTAGAAATAAAGGGACTATGTAAAATAGCCCCTTTTAAATTAATTAAAATACCTCAGCTTCTTCTGTTTCTAATACTTCAGCAGTAGTAATAGTTGTTTTAACTACATTTTCTACAGAAAATACTTCAGGATTCCCTAATGAAGAGAAAAATTCTTTTGCTTTTGTTGCAAAATCCAATGCACTAACTTCACCTAAGTTATTTACTTGGAATTGTCTTCCGTACTGATTAGAAGGTTTTTCTGTAACTTGGATTAAATACATCTTGTTTGGTAGTATTCCTTCTCTATCAGCAATAGTACCTGATATAAACATACTTTTGTTTGGAAGCTTTCCTGCTAATGGTACAAATACTATTGGTAATAATCCATTTTTATCTACTGCATAAGTAGTTGCTGAAGCTGTAGATGTTTTTACTAGTACGGTGTTGTTGATTGTGGTTGTCATAAAAATTAAATGTTAAATGTTAAAAATTAAATTGTTAAAAATTATTCAAAATCATTAATCATACACTTTAAAGCAAACATATCTTTTTCTTCTGTGTATGATAAGGAATAGTGAGATATTCCTCCACCGTTATGTATGTCTTGTAAAAAATATTTTTTTAACCCATTACAAAGAAACATTACTTTACCTTTAGTAAAATAAATTTTGTAAGTTCCTTCGTTAGTTTTAAAAAATTTTAAAAAAATATGTTTTTCTGTATACTCTACTGAAATTGTTTTATAATCATTTGATTCTATTAACGAACCAAATAATTTATTAAACATTAAATTAGGAGTTATAATACTTATTGTTAAAACTCCTTTTTTACTTCTTCTAGTACGAGTAATAAACCCTGTAATTTGATTTTTCATTATTTTGAATTGAAAAGTTTAAAATAAATTAAAATAGCATTGAAATGTTTAAAACATTAAAGTAGAACATCGTATGGTATTTTGTTTTGAGCTAAATAATCTAATAACTCAGGATATATTTTTTTAATTTTAATACCTGTAACTGGTAAAAGATTTTTGTAATTAATCACAGCTTCTTTACCAGTTGATAAAAATTTTATTTTAGGATTTATTATACGAATATCAAACCCTTCTTTTTTATAAGCATGAAGAGTCTCTTCATCTAAAACTTCTCCCTTTACTTCAAAAGAATTTTTTTCTTTAAATCCGTAAATAAATCGGACAGAAGATATTATTGTACAATATCTTCCTTTTGTTGTCTGATATATCATAAATAATGTTTTTTGTTGTTAAACATTTTCATTTTTTTTTCATATTTAACATGTTCAATAGCTTGTTCTATTGTCATAAATTTTTTAAAAAGGAAGTGATTTCTCACTTCCTTTTGTTTGATTTACATCAACCACTTATTTGCATTTTGTTGATGATATTCTATCATCAAATCAGCTTTTTGTGGATTTAAATAAATCCACATTCGCTTCGCCGTTCTGTACTCTTTGTACGCTTTCCTTGCATTTATGCAAGAAAATTCATATATATCAAGAATGCGTACAACTTGCTCTACGTTTTCTCCTCCTGCTGCTTTAGGAAGAGTAAAGTAAAATGTCATTTCTCCAATATTATTGGCAATTTTAAAATTACCTTTACAGAAAATTTTTCCTGTTGGAAATAAAGCTGTAAAGGTTAATTCACCATTTCCAAATGTTTTGCTGATTTTAATTCCAGTTGTTTTCATAATGTAAATTAAGTGATGTTAAAAATGAAACCATACCAACAATACAAACATTGTATGTGGCTAAAAATAAATCAAGATAATAAACATGAATGTCTATTATATTAAAAAAAGAAAATTCAACAGATGTTAATATCACATAAATAATAAATGATACTAACATGATAGAAAGAAACTTTAAAATTTTCATTCTATTATTAAAGATTTAAGATTTCTGTTTCGCTTCTCAATTAAAGCATCATCAGATAGAACAATAGCCCTATGACAGAAAATGTAATATGTGTATTAAGAAAAATAAAAATGATTGAATTTATATAAAGTTAAATATGTTGTGTGATGTTTTGACGCATCAATTTACTCACATGATTTTCTCAATGTAAAACTTGTAATAAACACTTACTTAGTGCCTAACGTATATCTTTATCTAATCAAATTAATGAATAGAGATAGCTTTATTACAAGAGGTTTCAACTCTTATTTTAAGTGGTTTAAGTCACATGAAATAGAACAAGCATGTTCTAAATCTTCATTTATTTCATTAGCTATTTTGTGATTGGTTACACAAACTCTAATTCATCATAAATATAGTCATCATCAGATTGTTTTCCACTATATCTTATTAGTTATTATTAAATCTTCTTATTGAGATTTTTTTGTTTTTTTAAGTAATTTTCAAAGAATATAACATTTTGCAGATGTTATTTACAATTTAATGTAATTCTTCGTGAACAGGTATTTCCTGTCTACACATACTACTGTGAATAGTACTACCTATTTTGTTATTGTTCACAGCAATAACTTATCAGGATTACAGATAGAATACACCAAGATTTATATAACATAGTCTGTTAACTACATTATAACATAGTGTATCCCTTATATTTACATTTAATTTTTTTCCATTCTATAAATTGTGGTTTTTGGTTTTTTCTTTCCCATATTCCACAATTTATTATAACACCATCTTTTTGTATTTCTACAATTTCGTATTGTCCACCCATTTCTTTTATATGAATTCTATCCCCAACTTTAGGGATAAATCCAATTCTTTTTTTTATTATAAAAGGTTTCAATTTTTTGAAATTTTTATGATGTCAAATTCTTCTGAAATTTTTCCTTCATTGTCTTTAACAATAACATGAAGAATATTTCCAATTTGTGAAGTGGAGATTGTAAATCCTTGTTCAATGTATTGTAACATTATAGATTGTAGTTTTTCCATGTTAAATCAGATTTACCACTCTGCTTTTGCTAAATATTAGCTTTAAGGACTTGTGACCTTTAACAACTTACAACAAGTAAGCGTTAGTAGCATTAATAAATTATATTATTTGGAAGCTTATGTTAAAAATAACAAAGGTTTACCAACCCAAAAGTTAAAATGGTAAATCATTACTGTCTTCATTATTTATTTCAACTGGAATGATTTTTTCTAATTTATTAGAAGATTCTTTTTTTGAAAAAGAATTTACTAAAGTTGAATTTTCTAATAAATATAAATGAAGAGGAAGTTGATTTTTTTCTAAAACAAAATAATAGTCATTTAATCTATTAATTTTGTAATCTCCAGTTTCTAATAGAACGTCTTGACCCACTTCTCCAATGTCTTCGTTGACTAAGAATGTATGTTCACAACCTATAACAGTTGTATGACAAAACTTTTTATTACAATACATCCATTTTTTTTTTTTTAATATTGTTCCAGAAATTTTCATTTTTTTAGTTTTTAAAGTTTGTAATATTAAATAAAAGAGAAGATAGAATTTAACTTTTTGAGAAGCTTAAATAGATGTGGTTATTTGTTTGACACATCATTTAACCTATATAAAACCCTATAATTAGTAAATATCTCTGTAATATTAATATAGAGACAAAATATTAACTACTTGATTATCAACGACTTAACTCATTTTTCTTCACCTTTTTTGGTGTAGAGAAAACAACTAAGTGATTGATACACAGCGAGTTAAATATTTGTTTGCACCTTTTTTGGTGCAAGATTTGGAAATAATATAATTAATTTATAATTTTGTTATATAATTAAACTATAAATAATATGAAACAAGTATTTAAAAAAACTAAGATAGACGCTTCTAAATATGTAAACATTGAAACAGGTCAGACTTTACAATCAGAAAATCCTAACATAACATCTTTAAATTCCTTTCATAAAGACTTAGTGTTATTAGATTATAAAGAATATGTAGTAATTGATTCTAAAGCTCTTGCATATATCACTAAATACTTTTCATCTACTGAATTAGGAAGAATTACTAAGATGGCAGATATGGTTGAAGGATGTTTTAATATCTTACATGATAAAGAACACATCCCTCATAGTGATGAAACTCTAATGCAAGAAATAGAATACACAAGAAATAAGTATGCAGAGTTTATGAAAAAGCTTTATAAGAAAGGAATAATATATTATGTAACAGGTTATAAAAATAATAAACCTATTAAATATATTTTACTCAATCCTCATTTAGCTAAAAAATCAAAAACTATACATAAAGATTGTCTTACATATTTTAATCCTTTAATAGAATAAATAAGAAGAGGACTAATCCTCTCCTTATAATTTTTCATCTAGTTCATATACTATATAAGCAGATATAAGTGGACAACCTATTATTCCTAAAAGTACAATACTTAAAGGAAATACTTTTACATCTATCCACTTTACATCAAAAGTGAATGATATTATAAAAGTTAATCCGTTGAATAATATCATCCAACTAAGGATGAAAATAATGATTTGCTTAATTACTTTCATTTGAAAAAGAAATTTAAAGTGAAATAATTGATTAAAAATATTCCCCATCAACAAAGTCAATGAGGAATATAACAACTCCAAACCCATAAAAATGTGTGTACCCTACAGGGATTGAACCTGTAACCTACTGATTATGAGTCAGTTGCTCTAACCAATTGAGCTAAGGGTACAAACGAAATAGTTTAGTGTCATATTCAGGACATTTAATAAAATAATTACAATTGTATGACTTAATGCAAGTAGTTTGATTAACTTCTCGGAACTAACTTTCATAAGAATTTCTTCTTATAACCAGTACATCCTTTGCACATACAATTGTAATTAATAAATCTATTTCTATTCTAATAGACTATTTAAAATGGGAATATTAACCTTACTTCCCTTACTAAGGCAATACTCACCCCATTTTTTATAGTAATCAGAAAAGCGTTTCATAACACCAAAACTTCCGTTACGAACATCCCAAGCACTTATCTCATATATTTCGTTATTGTAAATAACAATATATTGAGGTAAGCCTTCTTCAACTTCAAGTTCCTCTTCAATTTTGATTTCCACAGTATTAAATACTGTTTCATCAAATTTGAATTGTTTGTATTGAAGCCCTCCGTTAGGATTCTCTTCTTCTTCTGAAACAATAGGGAATTCGTAAAAGATAAGGTCTTTAATATACCTTCTAGTAACTACTGTTACTTCTTTACTACTCCCTTCGAAGTAACTCCCTTCATCATCTCTGATGAATTTTCCTCCTAATTCGTTTTCAATTCTAACTGTTTCAGTACGATTCCACATACTAGAAACTCTTTTTAAAATCTTAATTTCTGTAATGGCAGTCTATTTTTGCATTTACATTTTTTTCTATTAACATTACTTCTAATAGATAAAGTTATCTTTTATTCTGTTTCCAAGAAAAAGATATAAAACTCAGAGTCTAATGTCCAGATTTTAAGGGACAATACTCAGTCGCAGAGTTCAGACCTAACACAGCCAGAATCAGCAAATGGAAATCCATCATACATTCCACCTCCGCAATGACTACAAGTAGTCTCAGAGAAAGAATTATATAATTTTTCCATAGCTTCATTGGTTGCTGGTTCAGACATCAACCCTAGCAATACTTTCCTTAAATCATAAGGATTATGGACTTTGTAAGTATTATGCTCACTGTCCATAGCGTATGCAGAGTCAATATTCTCATGCGTTAAATTTATACACTTATTGTTATAATAAGCGGATAAACAATATACATGAGGTAGTCTGTTCCCGTTATAGTCTAAACCAAACTGCTCAATAAGAATTAATTCATTCATTACTTTACAATTTAATTTAAAAAGTTTTTCTATCAACATAACTTCTGATAGATAAAGTGATACTAATTACCTGTTGATTCTCAAGATGTATCAAGTCTTGATTCCTTATACTCAGTTAGCAGGTTCTGAGTTTAGGATTGAGTTACAGAGTAACCACTTTCTCTCTCAAATTACGAGAGACATGGTTTCTCAATGTCTGTAAATCTGCCTGTTCTTTACAAACAAACTCTCCATTAGCTTCTCTAACAAGAGTAGCAATAATAGGAAAGTTTCCTGTAAGTCCATGCAAAGCTACCAATACCATAGTAGCTAATACAGACATTCCCGGAACTGCAACTGTAACAACAGTATTACTTTCAACCCCTAAAGATTGAAGATACTTAGTTACAGCTTCCAAATTTTCCCCAAATGGTTTCTCAGGGTTAATTTGTACAGTTCCATGAAACTCGAATCCTAATTCTTCAAGACTCTTATTAAAGTGTCCTGATAAATTTAGTTTCTTGTTCATTTTATGGAACGTTAGAAACTTATGTTCTATTCTAAGTAAGAACATTTAACTTGCAACCACTATAGTAGGTTACTTTCACTTTAAATTCTCCACTCAACCTTCTATATTTCTATAGCTGCTCCTTGTGAAAGCAGAATGAGGTTTTAAAGAAATGACGAAACTATTGTAAACGAATAATTCCGTCATAATTTATGGAATACAATAAGAATCTTTTAGACCCTATTTCTTTCCATATTGACGCATTTTCTAGAGTTAGTAACTCTTCCAATGCGTCTTCAAGATTCTCAAACCATATATATTCATGGTTTGAGTTGAAGATGAAATATTTCATTTTTTTTTTTTTTATAAATGTTTAAAGAATTTTTCTATTTTCTGTTTCTTGGAATAGATTCCTTAATATACTCACCAACTCCTGTTAGCTTTCTATACACACCATTTAGTGCTATTTCCAATCCCAATCAGGGAAAATAGAAATAACTCCATAAATGGAGGTTTTTGGTTTGTTTGTCATATAAAATGAAACCACCAAAAATAAATCCTATACTTAAATAAGATTATTAACAGAGATAGGAATTATCTGTTAATAAAATAAAATAACAGAAGACTATTCTTCTGTTATTTTACCTTCTTTACTAACTCTTACTTCTCTTTTTTCACCAAGAAAGTCGAAGTAAGTGATTATTACATCGTTATTACCCATAAGGACGCAAGATGTAATCTCGCTACAATTTTGTAGAGCTTGAACCAGTTGAAGTGCCTTTATCATAATAATAAGAGTTAAAGTTAAATATATTGAAAAAGAACAGAGAGGTTTCCCTCTCCATTCCAACCCACTGGACGAAGTCCAGCTTCTCTCTCAAATATCTGAGAGAGAGAAGCCGAACTTTGGCATGAACTCTAGGCCTGTAACAGCCTCACCAAGAGCGTTAGTGTAGAAGGTTTTACGAACTTCTAGTTCGCACTTGATGCTGAGGTGAGTTTCTGTGGCAGACAGAGTGTCTGCATCACAATCCGAGAAGCTAAGAGTAGAGAGTTTTACTGCTCTACCTTGAACTCCTAATGTGTAAACAGTCCCCACTAAACCGTTTTTATCGAAAGAGGTAGATTTGATTATTTTGAAAGTAGCCATAGCATTGGATTCGATTTACCTTAGCATCGAGAGGTTTAATGTTGGAAAAATACCTCCAAATATCTTTAGGGGATATAGGAGGTGAACAAAAGTAACAAAGGGGCTTCGGATTGACTCTGTCTAAACAAATTATACGAATATACAACTCTATCTATATAAAAAAATTTAAAATATAGGTAGGGGGTATTTTTATAAAAATTATATATACGGGGGGATTATTAATAAAAATAAAAAAAAATAATTATTAATACTTGACATTGTAATATAAAAACTTTTACATTTGTAAAAAATTAAATAATATAACATGAAAGAAACATTAGATACATTACGCTGTATAAAAAAATATTCTTTAGATAAAAAAAATAAAGAATTAGAAGTGTATATAGATGATAAAGATTATTATTATAAATATCAAATAGAAAGAATGTTATATTTGCAAGATAAAAGTTATACAATTAAAGTAACAATTATATGAGAATTGAAGAAACAACTAATCAAGAAAATTTAGAAAAAAGAGATGGACATGATTTAGAGATGTTTAAAAAAGCTATGAAAAATAGAAAATTTAGAATGTTGGTTTATAATAATAGATTTGGTAAGAAATTAAAAATGAGTGTATGAAAACAGTAGATGAAATTGTAGAGCAATTTAAGAATTTTTATTTTGTAGATGTTTTTACAGGAGAAAGAAATCAAGAAAGAGTTTTAAAAGATATTACAGAAGAGAATGATGAAGAATTAAAAAACAATAATATGTATGGTTGGTATTGGGAAGAATTAGAATTTGCCAAATTAGCTACAATACAAAGATGGAATAAAATGAGAAAAGGATGGTATCAAGAAGATTATTATGATAAGATTGTGAATACAGATAAAAGAAGAGATGTTAAGAAAGATGAAGGAGGTATGATTGATAATGTGGGAGTAAGTATGAATAAAGAAGAATTTGAATTATATAAACAAGTATTTGAAAAATTGAATTTAAAATGGGAAAATTAAAAGTGGTATTTGATTTTGAACAAATAAATACAATAGAAGACTTAAAATGGGTTGTTAGTACAATTGTAGGTGCAGTAGAAATTGATACTGCTGCTTATAATACACTAGGAGAAAAAAAGAAATTTTTTAGTATTATTCCAGAAGTAAAAGAAGTTGAAGAAGAAGTTAAAACAGAAGAATAATATTTTTCCCTTCCTGTATAGTCGCTTCTCTTCTAAAGAAGTCCGTAAAGACGAAAGGATGGTTCTGGTTCGATTCCAGCAGGAAGGTCTAACTAAAATAAAATAATAAGATGTTAAAATTTGATGAAAAGTCACACAGATATTATGACGAACATGACAACACTTACATAAGTTGTACTCAATTAATTGAACATTACGTTCCTAAATTTGATAAAGAGTTCTGGTTATATTATAAAGTGTTACAAGATAAAATGGGATTTTCAAACACTGATGAAGGAAAGAAAATGTTTTCGAGATGGCTTACAAAAGGGTTTGGATTTTCATTTAAAAAAAAGAATATAAAAGATTTATTTAATATTGCTTCTAAGGTAGGAGTTGATATTAGTAAAACAAATTATAAAGAAAAAGAATGGAAAAAAGAAAATAAAAAGTCCACAGATAAAGGAACAGCCTTTCATAATAAAATGGAAAAAGATGTTTTAGAAAGTGGAAAAGGGGTTTTGGATGATGGAGTTTCTTTAATATATAGAAGTTATAATGGTAATTTAGAAAATACTAGTTTTGGAGAAAATGGGGTAGAATGTATTCCTGAATTAAGACTTTATAATCATAAATATAAACTTGCAGGAACAACAGATGTACCAATATTTTATCCTAATAAAATAGTAAGAATTGATGACCATAAAACCAATAAGAAAATAGTTACAGAAAACAAATGGGAAAAGATGTTATATCCATTAGATAAATATGATAATTGTAATTATGTACATTATAATATTCAGCTTAGTTTATATGGATGGATGTTAGAACAATTTGGTTATAAAGTAGAAGAATTAAAAATATCTCATTATTTATTTAACGAAAATAATGAAGCAATAGCTAAAAAGGAATATATATTTGAATATTTAAAAAAAGATGTAGAAAATCTTTTAGAACATTATGCTACTAATAAAGGACACAATTAAAATAAGTGATAAGGAAAATTACACTGAGTTATTTGTAAAGTTAATGTGTGTTTTATATAACATAAATTTAAGTAGAGGTGGTAGAATGTTAGTAGTATATTATATGTTATATGGTATTTCTCAAGAAACACATGCAAAATTTATAAAAGACAAAAGAGCTTCAAACATGAATTCTTTGTATAATTTAAGAGGAGAATTAAAAGAATTTAATGTTTTAATAAAAGGTAGATATGAAAATGAATATAGTTTATCAGAACATTTTAATTCTGTGATTGAAAATGAAGTAGGATTTTTAATTAAATTAAAAAATGAATTACGAGAAGATAGCTAAAAAATATAATTTAAAAGCTTCTTTAATTGAAGAAGAATACGAAAAATATTGGAAATTAGTAAGAAAAGAATTATCTTCTCCTACAATGATGAAAATATTAATTCCTTATTTTGGAGCATTTATAACTACAGAAGGAAAAGTAAAACATAAGATTAAAAATTTAAATAAGCAATTAGAATATTATAAAGATGGTATGTTTAATAAAAAAGATGAAAAATTTAAAGAGGAATATTTAAAACAATTAAAGTCAGCATGTCATATATTAGAGAAATTTTCAATAGAGGGCAACGAGGTCTGCGAAATTTGTCACAAGTGGTTGAAGCAAACTACAATAGTTTGTTAGATGAAGTAGGTATGTTAGATGAAGAAATAAAAAAAGAATCTAACAAAAGATTAAAAAAATGTGTTGGGTGTATATTTAATTCTGATAATGCAAAAGCAGAAGGAATATATGAAACTGCGATAAACGATAGTCATTGTTCAATTTGTACTTGTCCTATTAAAAAGAAAGTGTTAAGTATGGAAGCTGAATGTCCTTTACATGAAATTTATGTAAAAGATAATATAGCATATCAATATACAAACACATATCCAAATAGTAAAAGTAAAACATTATTTAAAATTTTAGGACAAAAAGAAGGATATTTGGAAGAATTACAAAAGATTAGTATTAAAACAGAGACAGTAGATATTGACGGAAACAATTATATTAAATATTACATTAAACAAAAATTTAAAGCTAAAAAATTAAAATGAAAGTAACAGAAGAATTGTTAACCTATCTTGGGTTTGAACTAAAAGGTGAAAAGTGGATGCACTATAAAGATGGAAGACATACTGGACTTATGATTTACAAATCTAATGTTCCTAATGAATTGATTGATTTGGTTAATATTATGACAGGAACAGCTTATATTAAAGGGAAGCAAAAAAGAAAGAAAGATGGAGATTGATTACTTTAAAAAATTACAAGATTTTAAACAAAAAGACTGTTTAGAAATTATTGATACACAAATAGAAAAATTAAAGAATAATAGAGAGTTTTATTTAAAACATAAAGAGAGTTACAAAGGGGATTTAGACAAATGTTTTGATATTTTTATGGGAGGAGAATATCCACATTTATTATGTGATGTTCTTGGTAAAAGATTTATATTTTTATATTTGTTTCAAGAAATAGAAATACCTTTTAAATTATTAAAACACGTTCTTCCTATGTTGGAAGATAATGATGTGAGAAAAATTATATTAGATACAATTAAACAAGAAATAAAACATAATGAAAGTTGATTTAGATAAACTAATTAAATATGAAATTAATAAACGAGATTTGTTTATTAAATTTTATACAGAAAAAATTCAAGAATTAAATGGAAATATTTTTGAAGAATTAAAACAAAAAATTATTCCTTATGAAAGTGTTTTGGAAAAATTAAATGCGTTAACAGGAAAAGACCAAGAAGATTATATAAAAACAAAAGAGGCTCAAGAAGCATTAGCTATTTTGTCTGATGCGGAAAAACTTAAAGGGGCAATAATTGTTCCAGATTTAGATGAAGATTTTTTATTTAGTAATTTGACAATTTCAAAAGAAGAATTAAAACAATATTTATACAATTAAATTTAAAATGATGTTTACACAAACTAATACAGGACTTGGATGTACAGTGACAACAGGATATATAAATACTTGTCCAACAAACAGAAAAGGAGTATATGAATATATTATTTATTTGTTAGAAGAAGGAGAATTTGAACTTCTTGAAGAAGGAAAAATTTATGCTAATAGTGAAGATGGAGCAAGAGAAAAAGTATTATTTAATTTTGCTAAATCAGAAAAAGGAAAGAATTGGGATTTAGAAGATTTAAACATTAAAATTAGATTTTTTTAATTATGGAAAAATCATTAAGTAATACAAACATTGAAGATGTTAAGAAAACAACATCTGATATAAAAGTTTTTGGAAATGGAGATTTATTTCAATTACTTTCTAAAGCTTCTTCTGAATCACAAGGGTGGATGAAATCTTGCAAAGCTATGGAGATTGAAGGTGGGGGATGTGTAGTACAAGTAACAACCCAATATAATAATCCAGATGGAAGTAAAAGTGTAGCAGAAGCATTAACATTTGTTCCTAATGTAAAAATAGAAAAAAAAGAAAACCAAATATTTTTAAAATCAATTTATCATTAATATGACAATTGGAGAAAAAAGAATGGTGATGAGTTATTCACCTATTAACGATGAACAAAAAGCTAATATGCTTGAAGTTAAAAAAAAATGTTCTGAGCTAATCAATATTATTGAAGGATATAAAAATAGTACACAGGATAAGGATAGTTTAAGATGGTTTTCTATAGCTCAGAAAGATATTGAAACAGGAGGAATGTTTGCGGTAAAAGGAATTACAAATGGCTAAAAAACAAAATATTTATTCAACAGTAGATGCTAATAAATTAGAAAAAGAAATTAGTAGTATTATTGAATATTTAGAAATGTTGGATGTTGAAAATTTAACAGACGATATTTTGTGGAAACCGACAGCGAAGGGAGGAATAGCTCCCTCTGTTGTTTCTACAATAGAAAAAAAAATATTAACAGCATTGCGAATTGTAAATCAATCTGGAAACATTGCTTTAGCTTTATATGATAAAGAAAAACAAATGACAATATTTCTCGAACATATGATGGCTACTACTATTAACACTCTTAAATCTATTCAAGATTATTATGATAAGCAGCCTATATCAAAAATTCAACATAGATTTATAACAGAAGTAACTCAAGATAAAAAAGGTAATTCTAAATCTATTACTTTTTTAGCTAATAGTAAAGAAGACCAAATAGCGGCTAGAGCTTCTATAACAGAAAAAATATTACAAATACTTCCTGTTATAGAAAAAATGGAAAAGGTACAAGACATTGAAAAATTAAAAGGAGATAAAGAATTAATAGAAAGTTTTATGTATGATTAAAAAATAAATATTATGGTAACATTTGAACATTTTGGAATTACAGAAGAAGAGGTAAATATATTTAAAAATTCATCAAATACTCTTACTGGAGAACAATACGAAAAATTTAATTCTTGGTATGCAAGAAATAATAATATGTGTGGTTGTGTAAAAACTCCTATTGAACAGATTAGACAGTACTATTTAAATATAAAATAATGATAGATAATTTTGAAGAATATAAGATGAATATATTTTTAAAAAGTATATTTCTTACTTCTTTTAGAAAAGGTAAAACGTATATCAGAGTACACGATTATGAGTTTGTGTGTGTAAATGATGATTCACGAATACATTTAACTCCTGTTATTGAAGAAGAAAAAGAGGTTTTTTATATTGATGGTAAACGTTTAATTAATTTTTATGAAAGCAGTAAAACTTAAAAATAAAGGATTTGAAATTTTATTAGAAATATATCCATTTATAATATTTGTTTCTTTTATAAATGTAAATAATTTTAAAACTTTATTAAAAAATAATAAATATAGTAAGGATATTACAGAAAAAGAAATTGATGATATTTTATCTTATTTTGATGGTGAATTTGCAGCTAAAACTCTTCAATTAAATAATGGAAATATTTTAATTTATTTTAAATATAGTAATTATTCCATTAATAACGAATACATGTTTAATACAATAGCTCATGAAAGTTTACATGCTACACAAATGATATTAGATAGAATAGGAATGAAACTTAATAAAAAAACAGATGAAGCCTATTGTTATTTAAATGGATATATTGTAGAACAAATTATGAGAGAAATTTAATGTCAAATATTATTAAATTAGATAACGAAATAATTCAACACAATAGAAAAATTCAGACAGACATCTTTAATGGTGGAACGTCTGAATTTTTTATTAATATGAAAAAGGAAGATATTCCTCCTATTGGTAGTGCTGATAGAGAAGCTTTTGTTAAGTGGGAAAGGGAGAAGTGTAAAAAAGGGGTATATATAAATGGTGTTTATATAACAGGAAGACTTTATTATCATCTTAATTATCATAAAATTCAACTTGACCATGAATCAGGAGAAAGAGTTATTTCTAATCCTTTATTAAGAGATAATGAATGGATTATATTTAATGAATATGAAAAAGCAATAAAAGAAAAAAAAGGATTTCTTATAGGTGGTAGCCGTCAAATTTCTAAAGATTTATTAAATTCTTCTTTATTATATAAAAAAGATAAAGAAATAACTATAGGGGAAGTTAAAGTAGGAGAAGAAATTTATGGGGACGATGGAAAACTAACAAAAGTAATAGGAGTTTATCCTCAAGGAATACAACCTGTTTATAAAATAACTTTAGCAGATAAAAGAGAAATTTTTGCAGGAAAAAATCATAATTGGTGGGTATATGATGTAGGAAAGCATAAATATTCTAAAAGGACAACATTAGAGTTATTAAAAGATTATAAAATGTATAGGAAAAGTTGGAAAAAAAGAAAAAATCCTTATACGTGGAGATATTCTATTGATTTATGTAAGCCTGTAGAATATGAAGAAAAGGAATTATTTATTCCTCCTTATTTAATGGGAGTGTGGTTAGGAGATGGAGATAGTAGAAGATTTGCTATAACAACAATGGATAGTGAAGTGGAAGATGAAATTTATTCTTTTGCAGAAAAAAGTTATTTGACAGTTAAGAAATATGATAATAAAAAAAGAAAATCAAAGGTTTCTCATTATAGTTTTACATTTGGTAAAAATTATAAAAGAAGACATAATGAAGTATGTATTACTAATCAAATTCTGAAAGATTTAAACTTAATAAAAAATAAGCACATTCCTTCTATTTACTTATATAGTTCTATTGAACAAAGATTAGAATTATTAAAAGGAATTTTAGATAGTGACGGAACCTCCATTAAGGGTACAGTTTCTTTTTCAAATACAAATATAGGTCTAATAAAAGATGTAGAAAAATTAGTAAGAAGTTTAGGTATGAGTTGTTCATTATCTTCACAGAAAACTTTTTACACTTATAAAGGAGAAAAAAAAGAAGGTAAATTAGCATATCATTTACAAATTTTTTCAAAAATTCCATTATTTAAAATAAAAAGAAAGATTGAAAAACAGGGTATTTCTAAATATAGTAAAAGAGTACCTATAACAAATATTGAATATGTTTTTAATGAAAACACTACTTGTATAGAAGTGGATAATGAGTCTCATTTATTTTTGACAGATGGTTATACTATTACTCACAATACAGAGTTTCAATGTTCTACAAGTTTATACATGATAAATTTGTATAATAATACAGAAGCTTTATTATTATTTACAAATGCTAAAGATAAAGAAACTTATGTAAAAAAAGCTCAAACTGCTATTATGGCAGGAGAAAAATGGATAGTAAGAACTCCTATTGATAATAGTTGGAAAAATACTGAAATAAGATTTGGATTTACTAAAAAAGATAATACTACTCAAATATTTGCTCGATTATTTTTATATAATACAGATGGAGATAATGCTTCAGAGGCGGGTGCAGGAAAAACGGTTAATTACTTCTCATACGACGAAATTGGAAAAGAATCCATGAGAAATAGTTATGAAGCAGTAATTCCTGCTTTAATTTCTCCTTATGGTTTAAGATGTTCACCTATACTAGCATTTACTGGCGGTAATTTAGAAAAGAGTAAGGATGCAGAAGAAATGTTTTTTAACCCAGAATCAGCAAGATTAAAAACCTACAATAATGAAGGAAAAACTACAGGGTTTTTTATGGGAGGATGGTATAGACAAGATTTTAAAAATAAAATTACACTAGGAGAATACTTAAATAATAAAGGAAATAATATAAACAAAAAGTCAGAATTATTTAAAATAGATTTTTATCAAACTGATTTTGATAAGGCAAATAAAGTTTTAGATGAGGAAGAAGCAATTGCTAAAAAATCTAAAGACCCTACTGCTTTTATTAAAGTTAAAACATATTTTCCTAGAAGTATAAAAGATATGTTTATTAAACAAATTGATAATAAGTTTAATAAAGATTATATTGAACAACAACTTCAATATTTAGAAGAAATTTCTTATGATAAAGTAGATTTATTAAGAGATATTAAAACAGGACAAGTAAAGCATAAATTTTCATCTTCTCCAGTTATTACTGATTGGAGAAAACCTTATTATTTAGATGCTCCTGTGAAAGTTTGGGATTTTCCTAAATATACAGAATATGGAGTACATGTTATTGGATTAGATGGTTATAGAGAAGACCAAACTTCTACAAGTGATTCATTAGGTTATTTTACTGTTTTAAGAAGATTTCATTCTGATATAACAGACCCTTTTAGAGGAAAACAAGTAGCTTCTTATTTAGGAAGAAAAAGAACTGTAAATGATTTTCTTCAATTAGTTTTAGATGCTGCTGAATGGTATAATGCTCAAATATTATATGAACATGTAGATAGAAGTGTGTTAGATTTTTTTGAAAAAAAGAGAAAACTTCATTTATTAATTGATTCTGTTCCTTTACAAAGAGAAATTGCTATTAAAACTAAAACCAAAAATACTAAAGGACTTAGAGCAACTGTAGCAAATCAACAATTTCTTCTTAATTCTACATTAGGATGGGTACATGAAGAAATGGAAGATGATAGTTTAGGATATAGTAGATTATATGATACTATACTTTTACAACAATTATTAGAATATGACCCTGATGAAAACTTAGATTGTTATATTGGTTTTTCTCATGCAGTAGTAGCTTATAATTATTTTGAAAAATTTGGAGTTTTTCAGATAGAAGTTAGTAATAAAGAAAAATTAACATCTAATAAAAAACCTTTAGTTTATAATGCTTTTGGTATTCCTTATAACAAAAATAAAAAAAATGCTTTTGGGTTTTAACAATATTTTTAATTAAGTTAATATTAAAAGATTAGTATTAGTATAGATTTGTAAAAATAATTAATAATTTTATATTAGATGGAATCAACCGTATTGCAACAACATCCATTTATAGATGAGGGTTATGGTTTATATCATATGCTTCCTCCTCAAATGGTGAGTTTAAAAGATAAACTTCCTAATAAGGATGGTAGTCCTTCTGCATGGGCTAAAGAAACTTTAGATGTTTTAGGTAGAATTGCTAGAATACAATATAATAGAAAAAGAAGATATTTAACAAACTACAAACTCATTAATGGAGAATTTGTAGCTAGTGAATATTTTGAAGATAATAAACAAGAATATGATTTAATAAACAGTGTAGAAAAAGATTTAGGTGTACCTTCTTTTATACGAAATTATGATATTATATCACAACCTTTTAATACATTAGTAGGAGAACTTTCAGAACTTCCTGATTTATTTGAAGTAGAAGGAAAAGGTGAAATGTTTGAAAGTGATTTTTTTAAAGTAAAAAACAAATTATTTGAAGAATGGTTTACTAATGAAGTTCAAAATAAAGTACTTGGGGAATTGATTCAAAAAGGAGTTAATCCAGAAGATTTAAATTCAGCAAAAGATGAACAACAATTACAACAACTAAAAGAATTACAAAGTCAAATTCAAGCTAAAATATCTCCTCCTGAAATTGAATCGTATATGAAAAAATCTTTTAGACATAAGTTAGAAACATGGGGAGCAACAGAGTTAAAAGACCAGTTTGTAAGATTTAATATTAAAAAATGTCAAAGAACAGAATTTTCTGATTATTTAGCTATAGCTGAAAGATATAGACATATATATACTGATGCTTTTGGATTAAGAGTAGAAACTAAAAATCCTTTAAATATATTTTCTCATAAATCTCCTGAAACTGAATATGTTCAAAATGGAGATTATGCTGGATTTATTGAATTTATGTCTCTTCCTGCTGTTGTAGATAGATATGGATATTTAATGGATAAAAAACAATTAGATAAGTTACAAAAACAATGGAGAAGTGCTTATAGAAGTGATAAATTAGGAAGAAATATGGATGGTAGTAAAATAAGCCATTTATCTCCTACAGGTTTACCGTATCAAACTTATATGCCTACATTAAATAGAGCTTTTAATGAATTTGCTCCTTGGATGGATAATGTAGGCAACACTCCTTTAGTTATTTTAGATGAAGTAGAATTAAGTAAGATTACAGGAAACGGTGATTTTGCTAATTATGGAATATTAACAGTTATTCATGCTTATTGGCAATCACAAAAAAAAATAGGAAAACTATATTGGATTAATCCTGAAACAGGAATGGAAGAAAAAGTTCTTGTGGATGAAACTGTATATCTTCCTGATTATATTAAAGAAGTTCAAGGAAATGTTTTATTTGAACAAGAAGATGAAATAAATACAATTACTTGGACTTGGATTAATGAAGTATGGAGAGGAATAAAAATTGATAATTATTTTACAAATACGGTTTTATCAGAACCTATTTATATAGATATTCGTCCAAATGATTTACAATTTAAAGGAGAATTATATGTTTATGGAAGTAAGTTACCTATTGCAGGTCAATATGCAAATAATAGAAATACAAAACCTACCTCTTTAGTAGATAGATTAAAACCTTTTCAATTTTTTTATAATGTTTTGATGAATCAGTGTTTTCATTATTTACAAACAGAAATACTTCCTTTTGTAGTAATGGATACTAAAATTATTCCAAAAGATAAAGATTGGGCAGGAGAAGACAGAGTAGAAAAATGGATAGAACTAGGTCAAAGATTAGGAATAACTGTTGCTGACACTAGTTTAGAAAATACTAAAGGGGAAGGGGCGCAAGGAGGTCAATACCCTAGAGAAGTTAATTTAGACAGAAGTAGTAGGATTGCAGCTAGATTACAAATGGCATCAGCTATTAGACAATTAGCTTTAGAACAAATTGGTATTTCTCAACAAAGACTTGGGGATGTAAAATCTACAGAAACAGCAACTGGTATTAATCAATCTATTTCTCGTAGCTATACACAAACAAATAGTTGGTTTGAATCCTTTTTTGATTGTGAAAGAGAAATATTACAAATGCAATTAGACGCAGCTCAATATTTACAAAGTAAAAAATTAGATATGGGAAATGTACAAATAAATTCTTTTGTAACAGATGGTTTATTAGAAATTAATAATAATGATTTTAATCTTTATCAATTACATGTATATGTACATAAGTCTCAAGAAGAAAAAAGAAAGTTGCAATATGCACAAAAACTAGCTGAAATGAACACTATGAATACTCCGATGTCTGAAAGAATTTTAATGGGGACAACAGATGATATAAAAGATATAATTTTAAAATTAAAAGAAACAGAACAGAAACAAGAAGAACAAATGAGAAGTCAACAAGAAATGGAGCAACAAAAATTACAAGCTATGCAACAAGAAGCACAAGAAAAAAGAGAATTTGAAAAAGAACAAAATCAATTAGATAGAGAATATGAATTATACGGAAGATATATGCAAGCATTTGGTTTTTCTAATAAAACAGAACAAGATGATAATAATAATGGTATGAGAGATATGTTGGAATTTGCAAAATTAAGAAGTCAATTAAATATAGCAATTAGTAACAATGAATTAAATGCTTCAATAAAAAATAAAGAAGTAGAATTAAAAAGTCAGTCAGAACAAATGAAATTACAAAATGAAAGAGAAAAAAGAATACATGAACAAATTTTAGCTGATAAATCTTTAAAACAAGCTAAAATACAAGGTGATAAAAGTAAATAATGTAATATAAAAATATTAGTAAATAAAAAATAATTTTTAAATAGTATAAAACACCTAATTAATTTTATGGAAAAGATTAATGTAAAAAGTGACAACGAGTTTAGTTCTTTTTTCGGAGGACAAGATGATATTATAATTGTAGATGATGATATTGAAACAAAAGAGGAAGATGGTGAAGAAGAAAAAGAAGAAGAAAAAGAAGATGACGATAGTGAAGTAATTGTTCTTGATGAAGGTATTAAAGATTCTAAATCAATTAAAAAAGTAGAAGAAGAAGAAGAAGAAAAAGTAGATGTTTCTTTATATAAAGGAGTAGCTAAAACATTTGCAGAAAAATTTGGATTAGATTTTAATGAAGATAGCATTAGTTCTTTAGATGATTTAGCTGAATTTGCTGATGCTTTTTCTGATTATGTAGCAGAAGCTAAAATTGAAAGTTATAAAAATACAAATGAAGAATTAAATATGCTTATTAATATAGCAGAAAGAGGAGGAAATCTTAAAGAACTTTCTAAACTATATACAGAGCGTCAAGAAATTTTAGAACATGATATTAGTTCAGAATCAGGTCAAGTAGATATTATTAAGCAATATTATAAATCTATTGGTAAAACTGACGAGTGGGTAAAAAAACATATATCAAGATTAAAAAGTGATGATGAATTAGTTGATGAGGCAGAGGAAGTAAAAGAAACATTTCAATTAAAAAAGAAAGAAGAAGCTGATAAAAAAGCTATTTTAGAGCAAAAAGAAATTAAAAAGAGAGAAGATGAAAAAATTTTTAAAATTAATATGTTAGGAAATTCTTTTATTAAAAACGGATTAAGTCAAAAAGCTGCTGCTAGCGCAGTAGATTATGTTTATAAAGAAGCATATAAAGCTAAAGATGGAACATTATTAACAGAATTTGATAAAAAAATTATAGATGTTAAAAATGACCCAGATGAATTATTAGAATTAATTCAATTTTTAAACAATAAAGAAAAATACATTCAACTAAAAACAAGTAAAGAAATTACTAAAAAAACAGAAACAACTTTTGCTAACATTTTAAAAAATAATGTAAATAAAAAAGTAGGAGGATTTCAAGATGTAAAAGAACCTCCTCTAAAAACAAAAGCTTTAACTTTAAACGATTATCTTAAATAAAAACAAATGGCTGTAAATACAGAATTTCCTCAACAAGGGTTTAATGGTGGTTTAGTAACTAGAGAATTTAAAAGTCCATACGCCAATCTAAAGCATACAGAAGCTAATTCTGTTGCACAATGGTTTGGAGGTGATGCTACTAAAACTTTTTTAGGAGTACTAAAACCTTGGAATATGACTAGATATGTTTCTACTCCTCTTATTAATATGACAGAATTGTCAGGAAACGTACTAGAAACAAACGGTTTTGATGCAGAATTAGAATATCAAGTTCCTTTTAAACTAGCTCCAGCTAGGGTTAGAGCTGTATATGGTGATAGTAATGATAAACTTGGTATTAATGAGTCAGTATTTTTTGTAGAACTTGATAGAAATACGTATGTTCCTCACGATGTTATTACTACAAAACTTCGTGACGGTATTCAGTTTAGAGTAATTGGAGAAAATGAATTTTATGGACAACCAGTTGTAGAACCTGTTTCAGCAGATACATGGAAATATGCTGTAAAATTGTGTTCTCTTGATTTGGAAGATTTTGTTACTCCAGACATGATTCCTGTTGGTATTCCTGTTTGTAAAATTGGTAATTATTCAGATGAATTTGATACTAATAGAACAGGTGTACAAGACCTTAATCCTGTAGGACTTTATAACTTGCGTACTAATATTTCTATTCCTGAAATGGGAATTGAACATCACGTTACATCAAGAGGTGATAGTTATACTGTAGAAAGCGTAGATAAAAGTGGAAAGTATGGTATGAGTTCTTTTTCTCTTTCTGAACAAGAAATGGTAACAGAATTCTTAAAAGGGAGTTTGGTTAATGGTCAAAAAGGAAAACAAGAATTTAAAGTAGCTGCTCGTACATGGGTGCCGACTATAATTAAAATGATGGTTGAACAATTAGCTATGATGAAAGAAAAATCTCTTATGTGGCAAAAACCATTTATTAGAGTAGGAGCTACAGGTAAAAAACAACGTATTCCAGCAGGTTATTATTGGTGGATTAAAGAATTTGGTAACTACGACACATATTCAGATTTTTCAGAACTTCCAAATGTTGTACGTTATCTAGCTAGTAAAGTATTTAGTAATGCTAGAATGTTACAACCAATTGAAAGAAAATTAAAAATTAAAACAGGAACAGGAGGTGCGCTTGAACTTTACAAATGGTTTACAGACGCTGCTCATTCTCAACTTACTAAATTTTTGGTAGTTAACGATGGTCAGAATCCTTTCTTGAAAGATATGATTAAAGGAGAGGATGTTCAAAATCTTTCATTTAAAGCACCTCGTTTTATTTCAGGATATTTTCCAGAATTAGGTCATGTAGAAGTTGTTGTTGACCCTGTATTGGATTTTATTGATGAAGACCACGAGTTTCAAGGAAGAACGGGTTTGTATAATAACTCTTCTTATATGATTTTTATGGAAGATATTACTTCTCCTGATGTAAGTAATAGAGCTATGGGTATGCCTACAGATTCTGGTATGCTTCCTGATACTTATCATAAAGGCACTAATGTAATGCTTGTTAAACCTAAAGGTTTCCAAGATACTACTTCATTTATTCCGGGTACTGGATACAATCCTACATTATATTCATATTTTGGACAAAATCCTAAAGCTCAACTTGCTACTACTTCTAAAAAAGGATTTACTGTAGTTATGGATACTTGTGGAGCATTGTATGTAAAAGATGCTACTAAAGTAGTATTGATTGAATACGTACCTAAACAATTTACTCCGAAAGCATTTTAAGTATAAACTAACCTAATTATAAAAAATAAAATGAGTAAAATTTTTAAAGTAAGAGAAAGAATTTCTCCTTTTGCTGAATATTATTTTGGAAATGAAATTAGAAAAATGTCAAAAGAAAATGATATACCTGAATTTACAACATTTCCTACAGCAACAAAAACAGTAAGAGCTATTAAAGATTATAATGGAGCATATCTTACAGGATTAACAGAAGAAGAAGAAAAATATTATGGAAAAATATTAGGAACAGATTTAGGAAAGTTTTCTAATTTTTGGATAGATGAGCGTTCTTTTGCTATATTGTCAGGAAATACTTTTGAAGTTACATTTAATGAAGGTATTCCAATGGATTATATTAAAATGAAAATGGCTATTGCATCAGGACATTTAGCTCCTTCTAAAACAGCTTTAATGGAAGATGCTTATTATAGAGGAAAAACTAATTTTTATTTATTTGATGATAATGAAGAAAAAACAAGAAGACAACGTAAAAATCAAATTGAAGATGAAATTATAGCAACACTTTCTCTTAACCGTAATCATAAAGATAAACTCTTAATGTTTGCTCATGCTTTAAACTTAACAGCAAATGAATCATATACAGAAGAAGATGTATATGATGTAATTAAAAACCATATTAGAACAATTGATAGTAATTTAGAAAAACTCGAAAATGCTTTAAGACTTATTAAGCAAGACCCTGTTAAACTACAAGCTTCTTATTATTTCAATAAATCAGTAGGTAAATTAATTACATTAGATTCTATTTCTGACATGTATCAGTTTGAAGGTAATATTTTAGCTAATACTAGAGAAAAATCTATTGAGTTTTTAATTAATTCTGAAAATAAATCTATTTTAGCAGCCTTGATTAAATCTTATAAATCACGAGTTTCAAAAAAATAATGACATCTTTAGAACTCTATCAAAAATTTAATCTTTTATTAAATTCAAATTCTTTATTTCAAAATGTAAACTTTGAAGTAAAGAATTTTGTATTGCTTTTTAATAGAGAAAAAGATAGGTGGATGGCAGAATCTATTAAACAATTTGGAGAAACAGATAGAATTTTTGATTTACAAAGTCATTATATTTCTAATTTAAAATTAAAAGAGTATTCTTCATTTAATAATTCTGTATTATATAATCTTCCTGATAATTATTTTGCCATAGCATCTTGTTATTCTGATGCAGTAAAAAATAATAAAAAAGGAAAAATTATAAATCATTTAGTAAAACCAAAAGACCAAAATGAATTTTTGTCTGATGATTTTAATAGTCCTTCTTTTGAATTTGAAGAATCAATTTGTAATATAACAGATAACAAATTAATTGTTTTTTATAAAAATTATTTAATAGAAAATACATATTTGTCTTATTATAAAGAAGTAGGTGAAATTGATGTAGAAGGTTATAGAAAAATTAACGGAGAATTATCTAAAACAATAAATCCAGATATTAGTGATTTTTACTTAGAACAAATTTTAGATGGTTGTGTAACGGAAGTAATGAGACAATATCAAAATACTAACGGGGTACAATTAGGAAGAGATAGAGAAAAAATTAATTTATAATAAAAGGTTTCGACTTTTATCCTCAAAAAGCAAACAACATGTTAGGAAGTTTTAAACAAGCACATTGGAGAGGTTTTGTAACAAACACAGGTGCGATTGCTCCAGCAAACTTATCAAGTAAAGATGTACCAGCACAAACTATTGGTTTTCTTCCAATTAAACTTACTGGAGGCGACCCAAAAACTGTAACAAGTTTAAATGCTCAAACACATCCTTTATTTAAAATTGTATATGGAAAAGCTCCTTTTCCTGCACAAAAAGCTAAAGCTACTTTTTTTGATAAAAAACCTGTAGAATTTCCAATTATTAGTAGAGATTCAATTACTAATTGGGAAGGTTTTAAAGCTAAAAAACTTAAAGGTGGTAGTACAGGAGAAGTTTGGACAGTAGGTTATGACGGTATTAATGCTGATAAAACATTAAAAGCTCCTAAAGATTGGAGTGAAGCTATTATATCTGTTCAAATGTGGGGTACTCCTATTTATAAAGCTACAGGTACTTATAGTCAAGAAGTAAGTATTTTTATTGATAAAGGTTGTATTGAAAAACAATATGTAACTACTGACCAAATTGGTTCAGCTCCTTCTTATGATAATGCTTCTGCTGATGCTCTTGCTAATGATTTTTTAGATAAGTGGAACTCTTATAAATTCTTAGGAACATCAATTCCTGTTAGTAGAATGGTTAAGGCTACTAAACTTAGAAAAACAAATCCTTCTCAAATAGCTAAAACTGTAGCGTGTAGAAAATATTCTGTAACAGTTACATGTGATGAAGGAGATGGAACAGCATTAGGTAGAGTACAAGCTCAATATCCCGGATATAAGGTAGTTCAAGAATCAAGAAATAACGCTACTAAAGAAACTACTTATACAATGTGGAGAACAGTAGCTCAAAATGCTCCTGCGACATTGTCTATTACATCAGCAACAGTTACAGATTGTGCTGGAACATGTCCTACAGGATATACTAAAGTAAATGCAGCTAATTTATTTGAAGTAAGAGTACCTGCTGGTGTTACTGTACCTGTAATTAATGACGGAGCTGGAACTCCTGCTTCGGTAGAAATTTCTCGTACTAAAGTAGCAGCAAATACAATGGAAGATGTTTATCACATTGTAGTTCCTACTACAACTACTCTTGCTATTGTACAAACACAATTATCTACAGTTGTTAATGTTCAAATTAGTCTTGTAGGAGTTAAGAGTTCTATTTGTAATCTAACTACTCCTCAAACTTTTTCATGGGTTCAGGTAGATAGTGCGTATAAAGCTAGTAAAGATTATTCTCTTACTTTAATGTTAAAAGATTGTAATGGGTCTTTTTCTTCTCGTTTGACAGAAGTACAAGCTAAATATCCTTACCTTACAATCACAGAAGAAGAGGCTGGTACATGTATGGCAGTATATAAAACAACTGTAACATCATCTTGTACTACAGAAGAATGTGGAGAAGATGCTGTATTTACAATTGAACCTCCTGCTCCTTTTGAAAGAGGTATGAACTGGGAAGAATTTACAGAAGTTGTAACTACTCCTGATTGTACTACTCCAACTGCCCCAACAGAAATTTGTGAAGCAGTAGGATTAAGATTTGAAGCAGCTTCTTTTAATCGTTATACTGACGAATGTTCTTACGGTTATTTTATGTGGGATGCTAGTGATGTTGACCCAGTTATGATTAAAGTAACTGTACAAAAACATGACCATACACTTTCTCTTTGTGATAGTACATTTGAATTTCCTGTTACAAAAGTAAGAGAAATTGAATATGAAAAAGGTTATGGTGCTGCTGTAAGAGAGGTTGAAAACAGATGGTTTAATTTTTATGAATATATGTCTGCTTTTAAAGTAGACCCTGTAGATAGAGCTTTATATGGTATGACAGCAATTGCTAAACCTGAGTTTTATTATGATGAATATCGTCTTACTTATAAGGAATATCAAGGAGGCGACCATCCATTTGGTAATACTCAAGTACATGATAGTATTGCTATTAGAGCTTTCTTTAAAGAAGGTACAGGTAAATCCTTTGAAAATGTAATTAACGGTTATGTTGCAAGTATTCCTAATAAAATGTTTGCACCAGTTGTTCTATAAAATTTTTTATAATTAGGTTAGTTATTTTTAAAGGACAGTGATGTTTATTGCTGTCCTTTTTCTTTAAATAAAAACTAAAATGGCTAAACATAATTTGAATTTTGATATTATAGATGAATTAATTAATGATGAAGAAATATTATTATTTAATGATAAATCTATATATATGGAAAACCCTTCTGTTCCAGTATTAGAAGTAAAATTTCCTAACATGGATGATTGGTTTAAATGTCCAATAATTCCTAATCAATTAAATAATATTACAACATCTTTTTTAGGTTGGACAAAACAAAGAGGTGTTTTTCCTGACGGAATGTATGAAGTTAGATATAGTGTAGCACCACATGATAAAGTATTTATATGTAAACATTATTTAAGAACTGTTCAATATAATTGTAATATAAAAAAATTATTACAAAGTACTTCTATTGAAGATAAAGACAGAATTAATTTAATTTATGAAATAGATAAGTGGGTAATGGTAGCTAAAGCATATGCTGAAGAAAACTCTCAACAATCTATTGAATTATTTAAATATGCTAGTAAATTAATAAATAAAATTGAATGTGAATAATGCCTTGTCCTTGTGGAAATGTAGCTCAACCAATAACGTCTTCTAATATAGTTATAGAAGAAAACATAATTCAAGAAGGATATTACGGACAAAGTTTAGAAATGCTTTTATCTTTACAAGATAAACTTATTTGTTTAAATAGGAAAAATTATTCTGAAAATAATGCTTTATATTTAAATTACGTTACTGAAATGTTAGAGCAAAATCAACCTTATAAATACGATATATTAAACTTTTATTTATCAGTAATTTATGAAGAGTGTAATTGAATCATATAAAAAAAGTATGAACCAAAGATTAGCTCATGCTAAACTAAATGTAAAAGGTAAGCCTAACATTTATGCTGATAAGTTTGGTTATTTATTAATAAAATATTCTATCTGTAAATGTAAAGAAAATGATTAAATGTAACACTTGTACAACATTTACTTCTTCTAATTGTATTAAGTGGGAAGGAAAACCTTTTTATTTTTCTTCTACATTAACAAATAAAAAAGATTTAAATGAAAATTTAGAAAAGTTAGGAGAAGAAGTTAAAAATTTAAAAGATATTTTAAATAAACCTTTAGATAAAAAAGGTATGATTATATCTCCATCTAATGATATTGTTGATTATATACAATGGTTATTAGATAGAGAATTAGAAAAAAGAAATACTAAAGTTGAAGAAAAAGTTATATCAGTAAATATTTCAGATTTACAATCGTCATTATGCAATGATTCTATTGTAAATATAGATAAAGCATTTAGTTTAATAATTAGTGAAATAAATGCTTTAAAAAATAAAATAAATTCAAACACATCAAATATTTATATACCAAATGTGTAGAAATTGTAATTGTGAAGAAAAAAAATCTAATTGTTTTGATACTTGTTGTGAAAAAACAAATGCTTGTGATAATAAATATTCTACAAGTTGTATTTTTTACAAGTTAGAAAATCAAAGTAATTCCAGATTATATTCAATTAAAGCTGAAAACGGAACACCTTTAAATACTATATTAGAAGAATTTGATTCTAAATTAAATAAATCTAGTAATCCTGATTTTACAGCTTTTAAAATTCCTTATTTAAAAGGAAAATATAATATTATTAATATTAAACAATTTTCAGAAGCAGTAAGTACAGAATTATTTAAAAATGATAATTTATTAAAAGTTACTAAAATTAATGTAGATGCTTTAGATATTGCTGTTACAACAAATACAACAGATATTGAAAAAATAAAATATCCTAAAATAAATGATAGTGCGGCAGCAGGATTTACAGTTAACAGTGATATAAAAACTGTTTTACAAAAATTAACCGATAAAGTAGGAATATTAAGTGTTACAAATATAAATACACCTTCAATAACTTCTATAGAAAGTAATACAGTAAAATTTATATTGCAAGGTAATTTAAATCATGAAATTAAAGCGAATGTAAAAGTAAGTTCTTATAATGGAAATGTTCTTCAAGTAAAACCTGATGGACTATACGTATCTCCAATTAATATTCCTGATTTTACACAAAGATTAACAATAGCAGGAAATCAGTTATCTATTAGTAACGGAAATACAATAACACTTCCTTCGGCAACATTAACTTTAAACGGTAGTACATTAGGTATAGTTGGTAGTTCTACTACAGTAAATTTATCTATGGTACTTAATTCTACTCAGCAAAGTATTACTACAAATAATACAGCGTCTATTAAAATAGAAACTGGTGGTATTTTAGGACATATTTTAAGTGCCGATATTCAATTAAGTCAAGATGCAAATAATATTTTAGAAAAAAGAAATAATGGAGTATATGTCCCTAAATCAAATGCTCAAGATATATTAAATGAAATAAATGTTTCGGCTTCTAATAGTCCTTTAAGAACTACTTTTTGTCAAATACTTACAAATAGTTGTGCTAATTGTTTTTCTTTTTATATTAGAAATACTTCTGCAACAGCTGTAGAAATAAGTTATATTAATTGCTCGGGTGTATCTACTCCTATAACTATTCCTGCAAGTAATAGTAATAATATAGGTCAATATATTTCAGGAGTAAGACAAATACCGGGTTCAGTCATGACTAATTCTTCTTTAGTAATTACTTGTTTAGGAATAGCTTAAAAAATTTAAATAATGTGCAATAATTGTCAAAATAATAATTGTGAAGATTGTGGACATATAAGTTTAGAATATTGTACGGATGGATTTTGTGAAGAAAAACTTGACAGTAAATGTGTTATATATAAACACAATCAAGAAGAATCTAATCTTACATGTATAACTGATATTTCTCCTAATACTTCTGTAGAAGAAATTTTAGAAATTTGGGATAAAGAATTATGTGGAATATCTAATCAATTTAAAGATGAAAAAGTAAGTGTAAACGGAGAAGATAAAGCTGGATATTTATGGGATAAAATAGTATTAGGGGACTGTTTAATAAAATCTATAGAATTAGAAAAATTAAAAATAGATATTGATTATAATTGTTTATGTTCTAAATTATCACAAATAGGATGTACTACAGGAGAAATAGAATGTACTCCTAAAGCATTAAAACCTAATATTATATCTAATAATTCTAGTTATTGTGGAGAAAGTTCTATAACAATTGTAGCATCTAATTATAATGGAAGTTTACAATGGTTTAGAAACGGTGTACCTATTAATAATGCTAATACTTTTTCTCTTATTTTAACAGAACAAAGTGGTACTTATTATGTAAAAAATACTACCACATGTGGATTTGAAAATAGTAATGAAATAAATATTTCTTATGCTTCAGATTGTGGATGTACACCTCTAGCAACTACACCTAATATAATTCCTAATTCAGGAACAGTAAATGTAGGAGAAACAATTCTTTTGACTGCTAACAATTGTAACGGTACTTTGTCTTGGTATAATTCACAAAATCAATTAATAGGTACAGGACAAACTAAAGCAGTAAGTGCTGGTTCATATTATGCTAAATGTACAAATAATTGTAATAGTGCTAATTCTAATACGGTTATTATAAATAATAGTGTAAATTGTCCTACTGTATCAGCTAATGTTACATCTATTAATCCTTCTTGTTCTGAAAATATTTTACAAGCTAATGGTCAAATAATAGTTAATAATATTGTTAATGGTACTCAAATATCTATTAATGGTGGTGCGTATGTAGCATTAAATGGTTTAGGTAGCACAAGTAATTCTCATAAATTTATAGGGTTAAGTGCTGGAAGCTATTTGATAAGAATTAAGCCACAAAATTCTAGTTGTTCTCCTAAAGAATTTGCTTCTGTATTAACAAGTACTACTTGTGGTTGTTTACCAATTAGTGCTAATATCCCTAGTGTATCTAACGCAACTTGTACAAACGGCATACCAAATTCAAATGCTTCTTTAACATTTTCAAATTTAGTTAATGTAAATAGAATAAGCTACTCAACAAATTGTAATAATAATACATGGAGTAGTGGTCAAATGGTAACAGGAACTACACACACTATAACTAATTTAGCAATTGGTACTTATTATATAAAATATTATACCTCTGAATTTTGTGCATCTAGCTGTGTAACTGTTAATGTTTTTTCAAATTGTTGTGAATTAGATGTAGATAATCCAAATGTAAATTGTTAATATGGCTCAAATAAGTTATACTATAGCGGGTAGTAATGGAGGTGTAAATGTAAGTATTAAAAAAAGTGGAGACGGAACAGAAAGATGTCAAAGTAATTGCTCAGGTATGGGTAATGGAAGTCATGTATCTAATTTCAATAATTCTGACTTACAAAAAGGTGTAACTCACTCTATTAATCTGGTTTTATCAGAAGGAGCTTGTAGTGATAGTAGTAATCAAAATATATGTTGTCCTGCAACAGGGGGAAGTATATTAGGGGGACTTACTCCTGAACAAAATACTCAACAAAGCTTTACTGTAAGTGGGATAGATGGAATATATTCTGAATTTGGTAGTAACGGAGGGTTTTCTATTTCTGGAGGAAATGCTTATTTTAATGGTACTCCTTCTGAAGGTGTAGCTAATATAAATGTTGGAAATCAACCTTTTACATTATGTTACAATATTTTATCTTGTAATGAACCTAGAAGCATTTGTATTAGTATAAATCCCCAAACTACTGGTTGTATAATAACTGTAGGAAGTACTTCAATAACATGTTAATAAAAATTTAAAATAAAATAAAAAATGCCAAGTATAAGTTATAATGTAACAGCAACTAATGGTACTCCTCCTTTTGCTGTATCAGTAAAAAAATCAGGAGAGTCAACAGAAAGATGTACTACATGTCAAGCAACACAAGTAGGAGCTAATGTAGAAAATTATAATGCTACCGGACTAAATAAAGGAGTTTCTCATACAATGGTATTAGAAATATCTAAATCAGGGTGTGGTAATTCTTCTATTAATTTTAATCACTGTTGTCCTACAACAGGAGGTTCTTTAAATTGTCCTTCTGGAGTTATTAATGTTGGTACTAGAACATTTAATCTTTCAGGATTTGATGGCCCGATTGCAGTTACTTGGAGTGTTAGTGCAGGAGCAAGTCTTGTTTCAGGACAAAATACATTAGACGCCACTTTTAATTTTCCTACAGCAGGAAATTATGTAGTTACAGCAACAATTACAGATGAATGTGGTAGAAATTCACCTGTTACTTGTTCTCTTACTACACAAAACGTACCTTGTACTTTAGCTTTATCTGTAACTGGTGTAAATGCTTGCTCATAATATATGGCTCAAATTAATATAAATGGTATTTCAGGTGGTACTGCTCCTTATACGATAAAAGTTTATCAAGTAGGGAACAGTACCCCTATTTTTACAGACATTACTTTTAATGCAGATTATTCTGGGACATTTAATCACATAAATGGTCAAAGTTATTATGCTGTTATAGAAAAAGAGGGATGTGTAACTTACATAAGTAGTGATAATTCACTTAATTGTCTTTCATGTAATTGTCCTTCTGGTTATTCTGTAAGTGTTGACGGAACTTATTGTGTTAGAATATTAACAACATCACCTACAATAACACAACAAGGTATTACTCCTACAAATGGAAGTACCAGCACAGCTTATGGTACTAGTGGAGTAAGAATTTTTAAAGTTGGACAATATAACTTAGATGGTAGTCCTACAAACGGTACAAATAGTTTGGATTATATAGCAAGTGCAACTACTGACCCAGTAAGAGTTTTTTGGGCTGGTAATCAATCTACTGGAGGTAGGTTGAACTTAAAAGGAACATGGGCTATAAATAGCAATAACTCTGCTTATATAGGAACTCTTTCATATTGTTACACTATGAATATTTCTTTTAGTAAAACTTATTACATAGGAATAGCAGGAGATGATTATTGTAGTATTAGAGTAAATGGAAATACAATTTTACAACAGGTTCAAATAATGTCACCCCCTTATGCTAATTTTTGGTATTGGAATATATATCCTGTACAACTACAAGCAGGAACAAATATCATTGAAATGACAAATACTAATGTTATTTCTGAAGGAGCATTTGCTGCTGAAATATATGATAATAATGTATCTCAACTATCAACAGCTACAAGTGAATCTAATTTAAATATACTTTTTACTACAGGAGATTATAGAGTAGGTTCTCCTAAATATGGAGAAGGGTTTTGCTCTAAATACTCTTGTCCTTCTGGTTACGTTTTAGATAACTCTGATACTCAAAATATAGTTTGTAAAAGAGTAGAAACTGCAAATTGTTCTTAAAGTTTAATTTAAAAAATTAATAAAATAAAAATTTAATATTTTTTATTTTATAATAGTTATGAAAAAACTATTTTTAACATTTTATCTTAGTTTATTTTCAATCAGTAGCTTCTCTCAGTCAGAAGCTACTGATATTATTTCTGTTGTAAATATTGAAAAGATAACAATATCTGGATTATTATTATTAGCTTGTTGGTTTTTATATAAAGAATCTAAAGATACAAAAATAAGATTAGAAGAAATTAGAGAAGAAAAAGATAGACAAATTCAAGAACTTAATACTAAAATTTATGAATATTCTGTAAAACAAACAGAAATGTTTTCTGAGTTTAAACAAGTGGTTATGGAAAATACTAAAACATTAGAAAATTATGGAAGGCTCTTGGAAAAAATTGGTGACAAAATATCTGGATAAGGAACTTCTTCTTTTTTTATTAATTTTGTTTTTAGTATTTTATAACTTATTTTCTAATCATAAAAAAGAGGAGAAACAACAACAACAAATTGTAAATAAAATTTAAACTTTGTAAAAACAAATAATATTTATTATGGAATTTACATTGTCAGAATATATACAATTAGTTAAAGATTTTCCTAGAAATGAAGAAATAGTTAGATGGCTTAATTGGATTTTTGAGTATTATAAAATTGATAATCCTTTAAGAGTAAGTGCTTTTTTAGCTCGTACTGGACATGAATGTTTATCTTTTACATCTTTAGAAGAAATTGCTTCAGGAGAAGCTTATGAGGGACGTAAGGATTTAGGTAATATTCAAAAAGGTGATGGAGTAAAATATAAAGGAAGAGGTTTTATAATGATTACAGGTAGAAATAATTACACAACTCTTTCTAAGGTATTTAATAAAGATTTTGTAGCTAATCCAAATTTATTGAAAGAAATTGAATGGTCTGCTAAATCTGCCGGATGGTTTTGGAATTGGAAAGAATTAAATAAATTAGCTGATAAAGGTGATATTAATGAAATTACAAGAAGAATAAACGGAGGATATAACGGTTTAGTTGACACACAAGTAAGATATAAAAAATGTTTAAATTGGTTTAAAGAAAAAGGATTTTAATGTAATTTATTATATGAATACTTTAAAAAAATATTGGAAAGAAATAGTTGTAATTATACTTTTATTATCTTTTATAGGATATGTTATAAAAGATAAAATTAAAACAACTGACCAAGAAAAAATTCAAAATGCTCTTCAACAGTTGAATGATGCACAAAAAAGTTATTTAGAAATATTACAAGAAAAACAACTTAAAGTTGAGCAAGAACAAAAAGAATTAGAAGATTTAAAATCTGTAATGGATAACAAAATAGAAAAAACAACTACTAATATAAATATAATCAAAAATGAGAAAGATATTCTTAAACATAGATATAAAGTTGGTAGTCCTTATAGTTCTACTAAACTTGATAGCCTTCTTAGGATATACTCAAAAAACAAGAACAGTTGATGAAAAAGTATTATATGAATTATTAGAAGATAATTTTCGCAAAGACACATTAATACTTCTTTATGAGAAAGAAAATATTTTGTTAGATACATTAGTTAGACAATTGAAAAAAAGAGAAGAAATACAATCTTTACGTATAGAAAAATTAAAAATAATTAATTCAAATTTAGAATCTCAGCGTTCTATATTAGAAAATAATAATAAAGTATTAACAGATAGTAATTATAATTTAAATTTATATTTAGATAATAAGAAAAAAGAAATTAATAATTTAAATAATAAAAATAAAAGAAAAAGAAAATGGATTTTTGGATTCGTAGCTGAAAATGTTTTATTAATTAGTGCTACAATTATTTATATTAGATTTAAATGACTATAAGAGAGGCTATATCAAGAGTAAAAAACTCATTAAAAAGTATTAAACGAGATGAACGTATTAGTAATCAATACGTTTATTCTGTTTTAAATAGTGTTGCTCAATTATTAATGAAACAAGATAGTAGGAATAAAAAATTATTTCAAAATCTTACAAATATAAATAAATACGAATGTATTGAATTAGAAGATGTTAATGTTAAGAGTTGTTCTCCTATAATTTTAAAAAGTTGTTCTTCTATTAAAGAATCAGTATTTACATTTCCTTCTCCTTATTATAGTTATAATAATAAACCTTTAATTTATGTTAGTGGAATAGACGATAGTGAGGAAATGATATTAAGCACTCCTTTTGAATATGCACAATACAAAAAAGGTGAATTTAAAGGAAGAAAAAAATATTATTGGTTTGAAAATAATAAAATAGTTGTACCAGATACAGAATTAGATGCTGTAAACGTAAGAGGGTTTTTTCAAGAAGATTATGAATATGAAAAAACTTTTCTTGACCAGACGTTTAATATACCTGAATATTTACAAAAAGATTTATTTAAATTAACATTAGAAGAAATATTCACATTTAATAAAAGAATAACTAGTGATGATAACACTAACCTAAATAATAAAACATGAGAAAATCAATAATTAAAGGGACAGGTACTGTCAATAAAGATTTTCATAATAAATGTAATAGTAAACTTTCTTATCAAGTTTGGAAAAATATAATATTAGATTGTTTAATTTCTAGTACACATGATGTATTAGAAAAATTAGGTTTTAATATTTTAGGAGGGCTTGGTAAAATTATTATTTTAATGGATGAACCGCATAAAAGAATAGAAAATCTTTATTCAATAACAGATAAAGGAGAAAAAAAAGAAGTCTTTAATTTTCATACTTTTGGTTTAATAGCTAAGTTTCATTGGAAAGGACAACCTAAACATAATATGATTAGGATTTTTAAATTTAAACCAAATAGAGATACATTAAAAAAACCTTTATATAATATTTTATTTTCAGATAAGGGTATTCCTTATATTAATAAAAAAGATTATGAACTTTAGGAGTAGTGAAATACTTTATTCAAGAATAAATAAATACTTATCAGCATTTACTAATTCTTCGGATATAGATGAAAATGATTGGTATTATTATACTAAATCAGTTTTAAAAAGATTAAATGTGGAAGGTACTAGTTTAGCTGAAACTGTATTAGCAGTAGATAATTATAAATGTTATCTTCCTGATGATTTTTCTAGTTTATGGGCTTTATGGAAAGCAAAAGGAAAAAATGAAACAAAGACTATTTATAGAGAACATCAACAAGATAAGTTAATTTTTTATTATGAAGATACTTGTTTAAAAAATACAAACGAGGGTTATTTTAGTTCAAATCTAATTCCTACAGGAACACCTAATGTAATAATGAGAGATGTATTTGTAGGAGAAGAGTTAGAAGAAAGAGAATATTATGAAGATGTTCAACTTTTAAAGTTAGTAAATAAAAAAAATGGTTTTTGTGTTGAAGGGTGTTTAAATAAAAATTGTGAAAATGAAAATGAATTTCATTTAAAAGAAAATACAGCAACATTTAATTTTAAAGAAGGAACAGTATTAATACAATATTTTGCTTTTCCAAAAGATGAAGACGGATTACCAATGATTCCAGATGATATAAGAATTGAAGAAGCAATTGAATACTATATTATATATAAAGAGTTAGAAAAAAAATTTATATCAGGAGAAGAGAATGTACTACAAAGATTGCAATATGCTCAATTAAAAAATGATGAAAAATTTAATGTAGCAAAAACTCATTTACATCTTCCTTCTTGGAAAAGTATGATTGATTATGCTTATAAAAATCAAACTAAAAATCATAAATATATTACTCCTGAAGTAAGAAGAATGAATAGTTGGTGGTATAATCCTTATTTAGTTACAGCAAGCTTTAATAATTTTACAGATGCAGTTAAATATCGCAAATAATATAAATAAAGATGTAGACGAAATTAATTTAGATGGTAATAGTTATACTTATGCTTTAAACGCTACAGTAGAAGATTTTGATGGGAAAAATTATTTATTAGGAAATACTCCTTCAAATTATCTTATTTCTACATTTAAGGAAAATGAAAAAGTCTATGGAAAATTACATATATTAGAAAAGAATTTATTTTTATTTTTTACATCAGATAAAACTAATTCTTACATTAAATATATTAAAAATGTAAACGGGTTAGATATAAATTCTAATTGGGAATTTGCAGATTGTAAAGATTGTTTTAATGCTACTACTCAAACACCTTTAGAACAAATACAACAAAAAGATTTATTTAAACTAACTACAATAGAATCTTCGCCTTGTTTTAATTTTAATGTTTCTCAACAAATAGTATATAAATTAACAGATTGTTCTATTAATATATATTTTGCAGACGGAATCAATGAAGATAGATATGTTTATTTAAACTCTGAAACATTAGAAGTAGAAAAAGAATTTTATCAAATAGACGGTTATGACGAAAATCTTCTTCCTATTTATAATAAAAACATTGATTGCGATAAAATTAAATGGTATGGAAAAATAAAAGCTCCAAAAATAGTTACATCATTAGAAAATGGAGGTAAATTAAATTCAGGAGTTTATCAAGTATTGGTTGCTTATTCTACAAGTAAAGGACAATCTATAACAAGTTATTTTAATTCTTCTTTTCCAATTCCTGTTTTTACTAAAAAAGTAACTGAAGAAGTTGATTACGAAACTAATGTTTCTTTAAGGATAGATGTTTCTTCATTAAATGTTAATTCTAAATATAAATATTTAAATATTGTTGTAGCCCATACATTAAGAGGTACAACAACATATAAATTAGTACAAACTCTACCTGTTAATAAAGAACAATTGTCGTATGTTTGTACAAGTTTAGATAAAAAAATAACTTTATCAGAACAAGATGTTTTTGCTAAAAATATATTTTATCAAAATAGTGGAAATATAGCTATAGCAAATGATTATTTATTTAAAGCTGATTTAAAAGAATTTAGTAGAATCAATATTCAAAAAATAGCTAATAAATTAAGTGGTAAATTAAATTGGTTTACAGTTTGTTTAAAAGAAGGAGATTATGCTAATCCTGAAATAGCTTCTAAATACCGCAGTTATTCGAGAGATGAAGTTTATGCAATGGGGTTAAGATTATTTTTTACAAGAGGAGAATATAGTAGTGTAGGAATTATTCCCTCAAGGAAAAAACAACCATTAGATATTGAGTTATTAGATATTGTAAATTTTGACAGAACAATTGATTCTTGTAAAACTAAATATAAAATAGAAAAATGGGAACTGTATAATACAGCTTATATTACTAAAATATATAGTTTAATATATGATAAATGTTCTCCAAAGATTTATCAAGAGGGAGAATTTTCTTATTGGGAATCATCTGAACTTTATCCAAATATTCCTGATGTTTATGGAGAATTATCAAATACTCCTATTCGTCATCATAAATTCCCCGATAGTGTAATTACACATATTCACGATAAAAAAAATACATTTGATTCTGAAAATTATATATTTCCTTTAGGTGTTAAGCTTAAAGATAATGTATCAATATATCAAATTCTTTTAGAATGTTTAAATGAAAATATTATAACTAAAGAGGAGTTTGATAGTATAGAAGGTTATGAGATTGTTAGAGGAAATAGAGTAGGAAATGAAACTATTGTTGCTAGAGGATTATTGTATGATGTATGGAATTATAAAAAAGATAATCAAACATATTTTTATCCTAATTTTCCTTTAAATGATTTAAGAGAAGATTCTACATTAATAGAATATGAAAAAGGAAAAGTAACAATAGATAATACTAATGTAGATATAAGTTTAGCATTTAATTTAAGATTTAAAGCATCTAATAAATACACATTTCATTCTCCAGATACACATTTTTCTAATCCTACTTTAGGAAATGTATTAAAATTAGAAACAGAAGAATTTGGAAAATCAAGAGGATATTTTAATAAATGTGAAAATCAAGCAGAATTAAAATTATTATCAAAAGAGCAATATGATTTAGCTATTGTTTTAGGAACAATATTAGGAGAGTTAGTTGAATTTAAAGACGGAGCTACTGGACAAGCACAAACAATAGGGCAAAGTATAGGTTCTGTTGCAGGAGGTATAGCAGGAAGTGCGATAGCCCCCGGAGTAGGAACATCTATTGGTACAGCAGTAGGAGGATTAATAGGTTCTGTTGCAGGAGGATTAATAGGAGGAGCTATTTCTAAAAATGATGATTTAGAACAGTTTTGGAGAGCAAATACAATTATTTCTCAAATAGAAAAAATATTACAATTATTTAAATTATTAGCTAATTATGAAAATTATCACTGGCAATATCAAACAGTAGGAAAATATACAAATTACAATGCTGTATTAAATAAAGGAGAAAAAATCAGAGTTATTGATACAGGTTTATATTTAGATAGTGATAGACTTTCGATTCCTTTAAATAATAAAGATAGTATTACTCAAAGTAATTCTATATTATTTAATAATTGGTTAAGAGAAAGTTCTGTATTTTTACAAGTAGAAACAAAATTACCAAATCCGTCAAGTGTTATAGAAAATAGTAAAACAACTATTTCACAAATAGATTGTGATTATAATGAAAATGACATAATAGAAAGAGATATTATCTCATATTATGCTACAATTAAAAATGAAAGAATTAATCAGTATGGAAATGTATTTGATATTAATTGGATTCCTACTGACGGAATAACTAGAAACACTAGAGAACTTTTTAGTTTATTTGGAGGTGATAAATTTATAGGAAGATTTGCTTTAAAGAGAAAACATTCTTATTTTACTAGAACATTATTTAATTTACCAAGAGACAGTGATATTTGGTATTCTGATTATCCGAATATAGCTTTTCCTAAATATTATTTTGATACTACTTATAAAGGTTACAGACACTCTAGTTTGAATTTAGGAGGAAATCCTTTAATTGATACTATTGTTACAATGCTTATAACAGGTGTAAATCCTAGAGAAATTATAGAAACAACACAACAAAGTAAAACTAGACTTAAATGGTGGTTATTAGCTATTCCCGGAGGCAATATATGGGCAATTAATGATTATGCTAATAATAGATATAATTTTTATAAATATTTAAAATATATAGGTGGGTTTTTTAGAAGTACACTTTTAGACCCCTATAGTTTTTTTAAAGTACCAGATTATTCATTAGATTGTGAAATAAAGAATTTTGATAAAAATAGTAAGTTATTTTCAACAAGACCTTTACAAGGAAAAATATATTTATATTCTTATGGAATACCTTATTTTATTTGTGAAAGTGATTATAATTTAGATTTAAGATATGCTAAAAACACAGAAGAAAAAGATTTTTATCCAAGACAGCAAGATTTAGATTGGTGGTTACAAGAAAAAAATATTTCTCCTAGATGGGATAATTTTTATTATTATAATAATGATTATTCAAAACAAAATAGAGAAGAAGTAATAACTACATATGATATTAATTATACACCAAAAGAAAATTGTAAAATAGAACATTCTAATAGAATAATTTATTCTTTACAAGGTAGCGATATAGAAAATAATGATTTTAAAGATAATTATTTATATAATTTAGCTTTAGATTATAAAGACTTTGATTATAAAAATGGTAAGCTGACAAGTATAAAACAAATTGAAAATGATAAAATACTTGTACAATTTGAAAATGATAGCAAATTATTTAGTGCTTATCAAACGTTAGAAACAAATTTAAATACAATAATTGTTGGTAATGGGGGAATATTTAGAAATAGACCTTTAGAGTTTTCAAAACCAGATTTAGGATATTTTGGTAGTCAACACAAAACGTCTATATCTACTGAATTTGGACATATTACAGTAGATAGTAAAAGAGGTGCTGTATTTTTATTAGCCTCTTCTGGAAATGGTTTACAAGAACTTAGTAGAGGTAAAATGAAAAGTTGGTTTAGAACTCACCTTCCTTTTACAATTAATAAATATTTTGATATTAATATAGATAATAATTATGAAGGAATTGGAATTAGCTTAGGATATGATAGAAGATTTAATACTTTTTATTTGACTAAATTAGATTATCAACCTGTTAATTCAGAAATAAAATATACTAATAATAAATTTTATTATAAAGGTGAAGAAATATCAATATTAGATACAAGATATTTTTGCAATAAAAGTTTTACAATTAGTTATAATTTTTTTAAAAAAGACTGGATAAGTTTTCATTCTTTTACTCCTAATTATTATATTGATGGAGTTAATTATTATTTTACAGGATTAAATTCTATTATTAAAAATTATAACTCTAGTATATGGATTCATAATTTTTCTAATAAATCATATCAAGTTTATTATGGAAAATTATTTCCTTTTATTGTAGAAACAATATCAAAATATTCTGCTAAATTTGAAAAGTTAAATAATATTAGTTTTGAAGCAGATAAAATTAGAGTACATAATGAATTTGATAAATTTATTGATATAAATAATAGTCCTTTTAATAACGCAATTGTTTATAATGAAAATAGTAATTCAGGAATTTTAAATTTGATAGATTATAATAAAGAAAACATATTAATACCCGAGTATTCTTTAAGTAAAACAAAAATAAATATAAATAGTAAAAAAGGTATTTACTTTTTTAATCAATTTAAAAATAATCTTTCATCTAATACAAATAATATTCCTGCGTTTATTCAAGGATGTAACGGGGTTAGTAGTTATTTAAATGTGGCAGCATTTAATGTAGTAGATAATAATATTAATAAACACATAGAAGGAAACCAGTTTAAAGTAAGATTAATAAATGATAAAGAAAGTAATTATAAAATAACACATAAATTAACAATATTAAATGGAGGATATTTATAGTGGTAAAAGTATTTGGGATGATGATGCTGTAGATTGGATAGACAAACTAATGGAACAAGCAGAAGAAGAAGCTAAAGAAATGGAAGAAAGAGATTTTAATAGAAAAAAACAAGAAGAAATAGAAAATCAAATGGAAGAGGAAGAAGAAGACGAAGAAATAGAAGATGAGTTTTTATTTTTTGATGATGACGATGAAGATTATCAAAGTTTATCAAACACAAAATCTAAAAATAATAAAAACTATTCTTTTTTTTCTGATGATGAAAGTATTAAAAGAACAATCCAAAAAGAATCAGGAGGAAATCCTAACGCAGTATCTAGTGCTGGAGCTAGAGGATTAATGCAAATAATGCCTATAGCTTTAGAGGATTATAATAATATAAACGGGACTTCTTATTCAATGGATGATATGTTTGACCCAGAATTAAATGTAGAAGTAGGTTCTTGGTATAAACATAAACGGATTCCTGAAATGTTAAGACATTATAATCTTCCTATTAACGAACAAACAATAGATGCAGCATATAATGGTGGTATAGGCAGAGTTAAAAATTATTATCAAAAAGGAATATCTCTTCCTGAAGAAACGCAAAATTACAGTAGATTAAGACAATACGGAGGGTTTATTCCTTCAGGAACTCTAAAAAAAGCGCAATTTAATTTTACATTTAAAGGAGCAACACCATCTGATTTAGAAATAGATAAATTAATACCAAAAAATGATTCTGCAACCTCATTAAATAATGAAGGAGTAAATTGGGAAAATATTTCAAATTATGTATCTAAAGGTGTAAGTGCAATTAATAATATTAACGATTTTGTTAAAGAAAGAAAAAATAATATATTAACTGGAATAGAAAATGGAATAGATAATTCAATTTCATATTTATCAAATATTCAAAACGCTAATAATTTAATGGAATATGAAAAAAGAATGAATGAAAAAGGAATGAATGAGAACCGTTATAATTCTTTAAAACAAACTGATAATAAACAAGTAGCTTATATTTAATATGAATCAAGAATTTAGTAAACAGGATGAAAAAATAATTTCTATTCTTTCTAAAATATTTAATCTTAGTGAAGAAAAAATTAAAAAAAAATATATACCAATGTCAGAAGAATCAGTTAAAAGTATTTCTTTAGAAACAATTCCAATAAAAAAGAAAAGAAAAACTAAAGAAACCAAACAAGAAAAAGCTAAACGAAAATTTAATTTTTTAAAAGAAGTAATGTGTACATCATTAGCAATTAGTACAGAAACAGGAACAGAAATACAATATATGATAAGTGATGAAATACTTAGGGAAGATTTACAATATAAAGTAATGTCAATAGTTAAAGAATATTTAGAAGCGGATGAAAAATAATATTATTATAAGTTTTGAAGAAAATAATTGGTGCTTTAAAAAATTAAATAATTTAAAAGATGATGATGAATATATATTTAAAAAATGTTCATCTGATAATTTATTTGATTTAGTTTGTACTTTTTATTATCCGTCTAAAGAAATAATAATAGAAGAAATTCCTAAATTAATAGGTGAAACTAAAACTAGATTTGATGGAAAAATATCTACTTTTAATGATGTAGAAATTATAACAAGAATGATTGAATAAAAAAAAGCTCTAGGAAATTTTCTTAGAGCTTTTGAATTAAAATATATGAAAAATATTACTTAGTTGCTACGGGTCAGAATCAAACTGACTTTAGTTCTTGCTTATGAGACAAGATAGATACCTCACCTACCCCCAGCTATATAAAAATTAATTAGGTTAGCTATTTAAAATATTCCTCTACTTCACAATATAAATAATTCGACTGGGTATAAAGGAAGTAGAAGAATAACAATGCAAATATAATATAATTATTATTACAATGTCAAGATATATTAATTATTTATTTTTCTATCAATAAAATACTCTAATACCCAATCGGGATTATTTAACTTATACCATTCTAATTTATATTTATAAGGAAGTAAAATTAAATGTAATTCTTTTTCAATATCTATATTTATATAAGCTATTAATTTAATATCAGGAGAAGCTGTTCTTAATTGTTTAATTCTTTTACTAACATTTTTACTTTTTCCTATTTTGTATAACCCGTTAGCTTTTAATAAATATGTGTAATACATTTTCACTATAATTTTTAATTAAAAATTATTTATATATACAAATATAATATAATTTTATTAAAAGTTATATTTTTCTTTAATTACTTTTTATTAACTCTGTAAGTATAAATTTATAAAGATATGTCAAGATTTAACATTAAAAAAGCTCAAAGTGGGTTTGAAGGGTGGTCTGGTGAACAAAAAATATTAGCTGAACAAGGTGAAGTATTTAAAACTCCTGATGGTCAAATACAAAAAATTTCTAATAATGCTCCTTCGCATGATGATGAAATGAGAATTAATAAATTCGGAATCAATAAAGTGAATAAAGGAGATGGTGGAGTAGAAATAGATGCAGATAGTGTATTGTCTGATAGTTATAGACAAGTGGAAAATGGCAATAGAGAACATAACGTAAAGGAGCAAATAGTTAAAATCAAACCTATTGAAGGAGAAAGTATAGCTGGACAATTAGGATTAGATATTAGATTGAAGAAAGCTGTAAGTCCTTCTCAATTATTTTTAGAAATTCAAAAAGTTAAAGATAAACAAGTTTTAAAAATATTAGGAAAAAGTAAAAATTTTATAAATAATAGAGAATCAGCTAATTCTAATAATATAAATAGAAGTCAAATATCAGCACTTCCTACAGACGAAGAAATATATGATGCTATATTTGATTATGTAGAAAATAAAAAAGATGAAAGTGGAATAGACTTTGAGGAAGAAGCACAAGCTCAGTATGGAGGAGAAATTAATTCTTTAGAAGATGACTATTTTGATAATCCTTTAAGAAATATGATAAATAAAATTAAAAACACTCCGTTGTATCAAGACTGGAAAAAAATTGATAATCAATATCCAACATCAAAAGATAAACTTTCTGCTCTTACAGCTTTGACAGCATTAGCTCCTAATCCATACTTTAAATACGGAAGTTTAGCTATAAATACAGGACTAGATTTAATCGGAAATGAAATGAATGATAAAGTAGATTTAGCTTCTAACATTATGCAAATAGCTGGTAAGAAACATCAACTTCCTCTTAGAATAGGTGGACAAATATTAGGAACAAGTATGGATATAATAAACCCTTCTGATGATAAATTTAAAGTAAAGAAAAAACAATATGGGGGAAGTAATAATTCTTTATTAAGTAGTTTAAATCTTATTCCTAAAGGACAATATAGTACATCTGTACAAAGACCAATTAACCCTTTTCAAATACAAAAAAATCAAAAAGAAATATTAGCAGAAGAATTAAAAAAAAGACAAACATATTTAAGTCCTAAAAAACAAAATAATCCTAATAGAGAATATTGGGAAAGAGAAAATTTAAAAAAAGAAGCTAATGAAAGAATAAATACTAGACAAGACCAAACAAATATGTTAGGATTGGCTTTGTCTCCTGTTCCTGTATTAGGAGAAATATACAACACAGCTAATACAATAGCTAACGGGATGGTAGATGCTGCTCAAGGTGAATATACTGATGCTGTTATGAGTACAATCCCTATGAGTTATTCTTATACTAAACCTTTTTTAAATAAAACAGGTATGAAAATAGCTTTAAGTGAGATAGAAGGAAGAATATCCAAGATTCCTGAAAAAACAAGACGATTTCAACAAATGAGAGATTATGGTATAACATTTAATCAAAGAAAAGCATATAATCCTGTAATTAGTGAGTCTTTAAATACCTTAATTCATCCTTTTGGTTATCCTGATATATATTCAAATTATTCTGAAATAATAAAAGATAATTTATTATCGGGAGGGTGGAAAAACAATAAAAATCTAAAAGGAAATATTTTACCTGGTTTTGTAAACAAAACAGAGATAGATGCAAGAGACGATAGTTGGAAATTATATTTAGGAATTCCTCAAAAAAATAATACTTATGCTTATATAGGGAAAAATAATAATAAAGATATGTTTATTTATGATAACTATAATCCTCATGATAAGATTAATCCTGCGCGAGTTACAGAAGAAGGAAAAATAATGTATAAATCATATACTCCTATGGGAGGATTTTCTTCTTCAGAAGAAATATTTCCAAGAATTTATGTAAACACTGATAAAAATGGTAAAATTATAGATATTCAAACTGACAAAGAAAGTATTCGAGAAGTTTATAAAGATGATTGGGATTTAGAATTTAAAAATATAAAACTCGATGATTATATAGGAAAACCTTTTACAACAGTAGGAACATTAGATAACCCTATTGAAAATGATTATCATCATGTTTTTTATAAACCAGAAATAAAAAAACAATTAAAAAAAGATTTAGAAAAATATAGAACTAAAAAACAACAATTTGGAGGAAATGATTCTATTCTTTCTCAATTAGGATTAATAGAAAAACTACCTAAAGCTCAAAGTGGGGTTACAACAAATCCCAGAGATTTTTTATATACAAAAGAAGAATTAAATGGTAATGACTATAAAATTAATAAAAGACTTGAACAATGTAAAACAGGGAATTGTTTAGAAGAGACTAATTTATATTTTGATAAATATGTTTCTCCGATACTTTCTATCCCAAATTCAAATGAGTTAAAAGAAAAATATAATATAAGTTCAGGAAGAAATCATAGTAGATATAACGAATACGGAGAAAGTGCTGACAGTTGGGATATACATGGATTGTTAAAAGAAAAAGGCCATGTTAATTATACAGGAGAAGATGTAAATAAAGTAGATTTAAACTCTCTTCCTATTGGTACACTATTAGGATATGGTGAAAACGAGTCTGTTAATAATGCTTATAACAAAAAGAAAAATCTTTCAAGTTCAAGACATTCTGCAAGAGTTATAGGTTATGATGAAAAAGGAATACCTATTGTTTACGACTATAATCAGCTATTAAGAATAGGAGATTCTGGTTTAGGTTTTAAACTAAATAATATCACAATACCTAATGAATATAAAAAATATACTAGAAAATATTTAGCAGACAATAATTTATTAGAAGAAAAAATAACTCCTTTAAAAATAAACTACAAAGGAAAAGCAAATTATGATGAAGATGAGTTTTTGCCTTTTAAAGATACTTTAGAGACGTTTAAAGACCAGTATATGGATGTTTTAGGAATTTCTAATAATTCTTATAATGAATTTGCTAGACAAGCAGTTGCTATGGCATTAGCAGAGTCTAAGGGTGGAGATGATACAATTATTAGAATGAAAGGAATAATTCCTGTCCCTACTTATTGGACAGAAAGATTTAATCCGTTTGCTAAAACAAAAGGAATTACACAATTAAATGTAGATAATTTGTTTAAAGATGAAAGAATAGCAAAAAGATTAAAAGCCCTCAATATTACAGAAGATAATTATGACCCATATGATTCTAAACATATTGTACCTGCTACTTTGTTATATCTAAAATATATTAACTCTGAATTAGATAAAAATACAACACCATTAAGTAGAATAGAAAAAGTAGCGTATAGAAATGTTGCTCCTAAATTTTTTAAGAAAAAACCAAATGAAGCAAAAGGTGATTTTAAACCAGTAAAAAACTATAAAAAAGAATATGACGCTATTGAACTAAAATAGTTTTTATTTTATATTTTTTAATGTAGTTTTCAATAGTTTCAAAATCTTTAGGATTAACTGTTAGACATCCCATACTATTACAAATATAATAAGATGTTTCATTTTGAGGAACACAACTATGAGAATGTAACACAACAAATCTTTTAAATATGTTTGAATTAGTTTTTTCTAAACCGTGTAGTTTATAAGCTTTACCATAAGTACCATAATAACTATTACCTATTTTAATCTTACCTTTTGATGAACAATTAGAGTCAACTAAATTTGAAAATATAACTTTATTATTTATATCTGTTTTTCCAGAGCAAACCATAAATTTATTAACTATTTTGTTATTAATAATAATAAACATTCTTTTTTTATTTGAAGAAATGTTGTAATTAACCAAAATATAGTTTTGTGAAAAGGACAGAAAATAAGTAAGTAAAAAGACAAAAATTAATAGAAAGCGTTTCATAGTAAAAAAATTATTATATTTAAAATGTAAAAAAATGAAAATTAAAATTAAAAACAAAAAAAAATAATTTATTTTGATTTATTAAATCTTTTATAATATGTTTGAAGAATACAGAATAAAACAACTTCTTTCTCCTTCTAATTTATTTAAATCAATAAATGAAGTAAGAGAGTTTTTAGAAATATCAGCAACAGTAAAAGATTTACAATGTTTTTTAAATGTATGTGAAGAAGAATTATATGAATATTGTTCAATTATAACTAATAAAATCAATGAAAAAACAAACTACAAAACCAGCACCTAAAAAACCTGTTCCTTCTATGAAATATGGAGGAATGAAAAAAGGTGGAAAGAAATGTTAAAATATTTCTTTATTTTTATAATTATGTTTTGTATATGTAGTTGTACAAAACATAATTATTTTTATGAATTGGAACAATTACAAAATGAAAATATTGAATTAAGAAAGAATGTAAAATTTCTTTCTTCTTCTTTAATTACTAACAGTAACACTATACAAGAATTAGATAGGAATTATAAATTAAAGATAGCTCAAAAAGATACAGTTATTAAATATTTAAAAATTAGAAAAAATAAAAAATGGAACAAATAATCCAACAATATATACAAGCTAAAGGGTTAAATGAACAACAAGCTCAACAGCTCATTCAAGAATTACAACAATTAGATGAACAACAATTACAGCAAGTAATTGGAAATATGCAACAACAATTACAAGGAAATAATCAAGAAGAGCAAATGATGCAATATGGAGGTATTCCTGTTTCTATGGATGGTCTTTATGAATATGAAAATACTCCTGTAATTGTACCCAATGGAAATATTACAATGAAAGGTATTGACTATCCTGTAGATGCGTATAATGCAGATACAGGAGAATTTCTTGAAACTATGTATCCAGATGAAGATTATAATTTTGATGCTAATAATGTATTAGAAATTCCTAAAGGAAAATTTGGAATTAGTAAGATGAAAAATGGAGGAAAGGTTAAACTAAAGAAAAACGCAGAAGGAGTTTTTATTGGAAATGATGGTAATAAATATGGATATGATGAAAGTAGAAATCAGTTTTATAAAATAAATACATTTACAAAAGAAATTGTACCTAATGAAGATATTGAAGTAGAAGATTTTAATCTTACAGATGCGGAAAAAAATAAACTTTTAAAAAATAATTTACCAGAAGTAATAGTAAAAAGTAGAAGGTCTAATAGTCCTAATTATTTTCAACCTTTTAATAATATTCCTCTTACTTCTCAATTAAATTTTAATTCTCAAGGATACGAATCTGTAGATAATAAAAAACAAAAACCTTCTACTAAAAAAGATGAATATTCTTTTGTTTCAGATTTATCTAAAATGAGTGAAAAAAGTAGAAAAGATAATATTGCAGCTTATACATCTTGGACGGATGAATGGAATCGAGTTATTCCTAATTTTAAATCTCTTCCTTATCCTGAACAACAAAAACAAGCTTTAGATTGGATAAAGAAAAATCAAAGTGGTTTAAATTATAATAATGTAATTCAACAATTAAATAATTGGGGTTATAAAGATAGTCCTGATAAACTATTAACAGACGGAATGTTTGCAGAAGGAACTAATTTAATGCGTCCTTCTAATTTAATAGGAAAAGAAGACCCTCTTCCTTTAGTAGAAGATGTGGTGTTTCCTAATGCTAATACAAATCAACAATCTTCTGTTCAAGAAATACCAGAAGTTGCTCTTCCTAAAGAGGAAGGAGTTGATGAGAGCAATGATGAAGTAAATATGGATGATGTTGTCTTAGGAAAATTAAATAATAATGATTATTCGGGAAGATATTTATCTAATATGAAATTAAGAAATAATATTATAAAACTTCCTTATTTTGGGAGAACAGATTTAAAAATTCCCGGTGTTTACACTCAAAATATTTCTCCTTATTTAAATGAAATATATTCAGTTAATAACGCATATAAACAAAATACTGATTTAAATTCTGCTATAGGACAAGCTGCTCAAATGCAATTAGGTGCTAATACAATGGATAGAATTAATAAAATATCAGGAAGTGTGTATAATAATAATCAACAGCAAAAAGTAAATTGGGAAAACTCTTTAGCAGGAATATATAATCAACAACAACAAGTAGATGAACAAAATAGAAGAAATTATGACGATGATGTTAATAGAACAATAGCTAATAAACAAAATATAGATAATATAATAGATAGAATGGCTTATGAATTTAAACAGATGAGAATCAGAAATAAAAATAATATGCTTCTTTCTCAAATGTTGCATCCTAATTATGTAATAACAGATGATGGTACTATGATAAGAAAACCGAGTCCTTTCAATAAAGGATATGCTGATTATTTACAAGAACAAAATGAAAAACTTTCAAAAGAAAATGAAGAATTAAAAACAAGAGTGGCAAAATACGGAATAAAAAGAAGAAAAAAATAAAAAAAAATGTCCATTTGTAATAAGTGGACTTTTTTTTTTATTAATATAAATTAATTAAATAAATTTATAATTAATTTTACAACTAATTAGAATTAATTAAGTTAATGAAAAATGGTTAATAAATATACAACAGGAGTTCCTATTATAAAACCTATAGATAGTATAGATGTAAATTTTGCTCATCAAGTACTTGTTAAAAAACAAGAACAATATGATAGCGGCTATGCTAATTTACAAAAAATGTTTCAATCTGTAGAAGGATTGGGGTTAGTTAATGAATATGAAAAAAAATATCTACAAGATAAAATTAAAGAAACAACTGAAAAAGTAAATAAACTAGGAAATATTGATTACTCAGACAATAAGGTAATAAATGCTTTAGGTAATGAAGTTATAAATATAGCTAAAGATGAAATTATTCAAAATGCTATATTAAATAAACAAAATTATTATGAGTTTATGGAAAATACAAAAAAGCTAAAAGCAAATCCACAATTATATGAAAAATATTATTCTCCTTATAATGAAGCAGAAGATAACGAAAAAGTTTTAGCGTATCTTGAAGATAAAACTTTAAAGCATAAATTTAGAACTAATACTCCCACTTATAAAATTGATTTAAATAAAAAAATAGATGATGAATTAGAAAAAAAAATGAAAATTAAAAGACAAAGGTCTGATGGAGTTTATATTTATACTACTGAGGGATTAACAGAAGAAGAATTAAGAGCTAAAGTTCATCAGGATATAATGACTGATGCTGCTAACAGAAGACAACTAGAAATTAATGCTAAATGGAAATATAATAATGACAAAGTATTTAATAATAATTATCTTTCTCCTTTAATTAAAAGTTATGATGATAGAATAGAGGCATTAAACAATGAAATAGAAAATAATTCTGCGGCTTTAGTTAATGCAAAAGGTGTAGGTAAAGAAAAAGAATATGAATTATTATTAGCTCAAAAACAATCTCTTGAAAACAAAATAAAACAATTTTCTAAAGTAAGAGATGATTTAAATGATACTGAAACAGAACTCTTAGAAAAAAAAATGTATTATGAATTATTACAATTAGAAGATAGGGCTTTATTATCATTTCCTCAAAATGTTCAAATGAAAGAAAATAGATTTTCTATTTTAGCTCAATCTAGTAAATATAAATCTGAATTAATGAAGGAAAAATTTGGTTATGACATGGCATTAGAACACGAAAAAACTAGATTAGATATTGAAAAAGCTAAAACAATGGATGCGTTAGGAATTGATACAGGAAACAGTAAAAACTCTGATAAAACTTCTTCTGGGATTAATCCTATTGGAGAAGCTCTTCCTACAGAAAAAATGATAGAAGGAAGTAAAGAAAGTTTACTTAATCAACAAATAGAATCTTTTAAATCTCAAAATGGAGAAGATTTTATTAATCTTATGTCTCAGATAATTAGTGAAAAAATAAAAACCGATAGTCCTGATACAATTTTTAAAGCTGTGAGAGAGGCATTTGTTGCAAATAAAAAAAAAGGACTTGATGGGCTTGGTAGTAAGTTTTTTGATGATTATATTAAAAAAACTCCTTCTTATAACAAATTACAAAGTATTGTAAAAAGAAATTTAATAGCTCAATATAATCATTTAAATTCTGCATATAGAGATGTATTAGATGGAAAGCAAGACGTAGATTATTCTTCTTGGGAATTTAAACCAGAAACACAAGAAGCATTAACTAAAATACAAATGAGAAGTTACAATATGAAATTAAAAGAAGAAATATTAGCAAAAGCTAGAAAACAAGCAGAGGATAAAATGATTACTGAAGTGTATAGTGGAAATAGACAAAAATTCTTACAAGATAAAAATGCTAAAGAAATAATTACTTATGAACAAGGTTCTTCAAATGCGGGATTGTTTTCGTCTAATACTAGTTCTCAAAGAGTTTCTTCTAAAGATGCTTTTAATAATAATTATAATAGATATATTGATTCTTATTTAGAAGAACAAACTATTAGTTTAGAAAAACCTTATTTATTATCAGAAGATAGTATGAATAAAGAAAATTATGCTACTATTAAAAATATTGTTTCTGATGCTATAAGCAATGGAGGTATATACGAAACAATTACGAGAACAGATGACCCTATTGGTCTTTATGGAAAAAGAGCAGGAAAACCGACAAATAATCAAAAATTTGCAAAAGCTACTGATTTTAATGTTACAAAAATATATTCAGATAGTGGAATTGCAGAAGTAGAAGTTATTATTGGGGAAGGTGATAAAAAAGAAAAAGCGAGAGGATATGTAAAATTAAAACCAGAAAGTATTAATGAAATGTATAAAAAAGGATTAAATCAAAAATCTGGTGATACTGATTTTAATGATGTAGTTGAAGCATATGGTAGTAGTCCTATTATGATGTCTGGTACTACACCTCCTTTATTTTATACAGTAGTTAGAAATCATTATACTAAAAAATTTGATGTAAAATTAATGTTAACAAGTAATTCTAATGAAATTGTACATTTTAATTTAGACGGAGTTAATCCTTCTGCTGCTAAAGCTAAAATAAATCAAATGATTATGAATGAATTAAATAACTCTCCTAATTTAGCAGCAATGCCTCCTAGTGAAAAAAAACGACAATTAATTTTTGATTTGTTAGTCCAAAAATATACAGAAAAAGTAGCAAAATAATGGATAAAATATTAATACCTAAAATAGAAGCTCCTAAATTATCACCTTTAGATTTTGATATTTCTTTAAATTCTCCTTTAAATTCTCCAGAGTTTTCTCCTATTCCTACAGAGAAAAAAGAAGAAGATATTATTAAAAAAATACAAAGAGATATTTTAAATAGTCCTAAAGTTGATTTAGATAAAATTGATGAACAATATCAAGATAAATATGTAAAAGTAACTCCTGATGAATTAAAAAAAATTAATAAAGGAGATGAAATTAGTGAAAGAATAAAATTTGATGATAACTATGAGGCTCTTATGAGGAGTACTCAAACAGATACTGAAAGATATTTAAATACAGCTAAAAATTTTGGAGTAGCAGCTAGTTCTTCATTTATAGGTGGATTAGCCGCAATACCTAATATTATTGGTAGTACTATTAATGTAGCAGGTTATCTATCTGGAAGAGATAAACCTATTTCTGAATTTTTTAATGTAGGATGGGATAGTGGATTAAATAAAACTCTTTTTGAATTTTCAAATGAAGTAGCAGAAAATAATAGAAATTATAAATCTAATTGGAGTAAGGAAAATTGGATACGAGATATGATACCTTTTTTTGGAGATGGTGGGTTTCAAGATATTGTAGCTTCAAGTGGATATACAGTGGGAGCTATGGCAGAAGCTTTTTTAACAGGAAATATAGGAAGTGTTATATCTAAAGGAACTAAACTTGCAGGATTGGGAGGAAGAATATCTAAATACTTAAATAATCCTGCAAAATTAGATAAAATACTTTCTTTGTTTAAAGCTATAAATAAAGAAGATAATGTTAGAAAAGTAATAGGAGAAGTAGGTTATTTAATTGGAAAAGGAATTGAAGAAGCCCCACAATTATATAGAATGTATGCTGGTTCACATTTTGAATCCGCGTTTGAAGGACTTGAAGGAGCTAAAAGATTTGAAGAAGAAGCTATTCAAAAATATAAAGAAAATAATTTTGGTATGTTACCAGACCAAAAAACTTTAGAAAATATAAAAAGCACAGCTCAAGAAATTGGTGACATGAGATATGGGTTAAATCTAGCAGTTTTAATGATTCCTAATTATTTACAAATGGGGGCATTATTAAAAACTTTTCCCGGAGCTGAAAAATTTAGTAAAAAAGTATTTGGTGAAAATACATTAGGAGAAATAGTTAGTGATAGTGGAAAATTTTCTGTTAAAAAAACAAAAGATATTAAATTAAACTGGACTCCAGAAGGTAAAGTAGGAAAATTTCTCAAAAATGCGGCAGAAAAAACTATAAAATATGGTCAAGAATATTCTAAAATTCCTTTATCTTTTTCAGAAGGAATGGAAGAATATATGCAATATATAATAGATGAATATAGTAATTCATTATATAAAGGTGTTTATATGCACCCAGAAACATCTATTAAGACAGGAGAATATATAAGTGAAATGTTTAAGACTATTGCTGATAAAGGTCTTAATAAAGAAGCTATACAATCTTTTTTAATGGGTAGTATTGGAGGAGGTATTCAGCAAACTTTTAATACTGGTTATGAAATAGCTACAGGTTCTAATAGATTAAAAAATAAAATTGCACAAAATGAAATAATAGCTTCTAAATTAGAAGAACTTTCTAAGTCAATATTTTCTAAAGATAGTATGAAAGAATCTGTTACAGAAGAAGATAAAAAAATGTTAATAGATATTTTGAGTAACAGTTTAAATCAAAATAGTTTAGGAGGAACATTAGAAGAAAAATATAATCAAGCTCTTTCTAGTTTAAATAGTTTATCAGTATTAGAAAATATTTTAAAATCTGAAAGTGTTCATGCTCAAAGATGGTATTATAATATTAAAGACAGACATATTTCTCAAATATTACATGATGTTGTAGAAACAGGAAAACAAGATGTTTTTAAAGACCATCTTAGTCAAATAGCTAGTAGCCCTGTAAAAGTTATTAATCAATTATATAATATTGATATAAATGAGCAAACACGTGACCATACCTCATTTGTAAATGATGTTTTAGATAAGTTAAATAAAATAGAAAATATTTCTAAAACAATAAAATTTTCATTTAATGATGATTTCAAAGACCCTCTTACTCAAATAAAATATAGTAAATACAAAAGAGAATTGTCTCATATGAAATTTATGATTGATAGACAAAAAGAAAGAAGAAATGGGTTAATGTCTCCTAAAATAAATAGTCTTTCTAAATTTCTTATTTCTGATTATTCTGAATTAGAAAATAGAATTAATACATTAAAATTAGTACAACCAGATACACAAGATTATACTAATGTACAAGAAGAATTAAAAAGATTAGAAAATGCGTTAGATTTAATAAAAAAATCAACTACGTATGAAGTAATTGAAAACGAAGACGGAGAAGAGATAGAAGTATTAGATAATGTCAATCTTCAAAATATTGCAGATGCTTATAACTTAATTGAAAATAATAATGAAAACACAACTAAAACAGCATATGAGGATTTAGTTAAAGCAAATGATATAAAAATAATAGACGAATCCTTATCTAATAATAGCAATACGATAAAAAGATATAAAAAATTATATAATGATTTTAATTTTTATTTAGAAGAAAATAAAGATTATTTTAAAGTTTTAGATGAATTTTTTGCTAAAGAAGAAAGATTAAAGAATATTAAAAAAGAAGTAGATAAAGAATTTGATAAAGAGTCTCATAAAACAAAGTTAGATATTATTAGTGAAATTATTCAAATAGAAGAAAATGATAAACTAAGTAAAGAAGAAAAGAAAACTCAAAAAGAATCTGTAATTCAAAAGTTTAAAGATAAATTAAAACCTGTTGAAAAGGTTAAAGATAATGTTGTTAATAAAAGTCAAGAAACTCCTGATTTATCTAAAGATGCTGAAAAAGAAAAAGAAAAAGAAGCTACAAGTGTAGTAGATAAAGAAAAATTAGATGATGTTTCTAAAATAATAAATAATGAACCTAATGTACTCCCAAGTTCGGATTCATCATCTACGAGTCAATTACCTTTTACATTAAAAAGTTTAAATGACTTAGGAGATAAATTTGAAATTGAGGTATATAATTATAGTGATAAAATAGTTGCTGTTTATTCTTATGTTTTAGATAAAACAATTAATAAATATTATACTGTTGACCCAAATTACCCTTCAATTAAACTGTATTTAAAAGAAGAAGTTTTACTTGGTATGTTAAATACATATGAAAATGATATGAGTAAGTGGAGAATTGTAGGAAAACCTGACCTTACTATAGAAATAACTAAAGAGATTTATAAAAAACAATTGAATGGTGAAAAATTAACATTGATTGAAGAGCAGATAATTGAAAAACAAATTACTGACCGTGATTTACAAAGTTATTTCCGTAAACTAATAAATAATGAAACAGGAAACAATAATGAAAATATTTCTTCTTCACAAAAAACAACACTTGATAAAATTAATAGTCTTATAGAAGATGGTAAAAAAGCAAAATTAATAAAAGAAACTAAAGATAAAGAATCACATTATAGTTTTTTAGGAAAATTATATAAAAGAGTAAGTAATTTTATTGGTGATTTATTAGATTTTACTGATAAAGATAAAGTTACAAATATAAAAAATTCTTTAGTTGTTGGTAATTATTTTGATGTGTTTGCAAGAATGTATTTTAAAAATAATAATTTAACAATAGAAGAGTTTCAGAAAGCATTAAAAGAAAAAGAAACCAAAGACGGAAAAGAACAATTTACAAAAATAGAAGTAGAAAAAATATTTAATGAGAGTAAGAACAAATTTAAACAAATACAAGATGATATTAAAAAACAATTAAATGATAATAATTTAGTATTCATTACAGATGAAATATTTGTTCATACAGATATTAAATTAGAAGAAGGATGGGATGGAGTGGCAGGAACATTAGACATGGTTGTTGTTGATAGTAAAGGTATTGTACATATTTATGATTTTAAAACAAAAGCAGAAAATGATTCTCGCTATCCTATAAATAAAGATAAAATAGAAAAACCGTTTAGTAAAAAACAAAAATCAGATAAAGAAAAATGGACTGACCAGCAAACAGCATATTCAATAATGTTAGAACAGACATTAGGATATAAACCTAATATAAACATTGTTGTTATTCCTGTATCTTATAAGAAAGAAAAATTTGAAGGAGATTTTAAAAACAAAATAGATGTAGAAAATTTTAATCCTCTTCCTTTTGATTTAAAGTTAGCTAAAACCTCACCATTTATATATACACTAAAGTTTGATGAAAATAATAAATTAGTAACAACTTTAAAAACACCTTCTTCCACAAAATCAGAAATAGAAGGCCAAATAGGAACATCTAATTACTATGTGAATGAAGGTTTAATTTTTTATCAAAATGAAGATGGTACATTAAAACCTATTCCCAATCCAGATAAAAAAGATGTATTAGAAGTAGTTAAAGATGATATAGAAAAAAGAAGAAGATTTGAAACTGTTTATGTAGAGGACAGATTAAAAAAAGAAGCAGATTTAGCAAAAACATTAGATTTTACAAATCACCGTGATGAAACATTATGGAAACTTTTAGGTATGTTTTTTCAAGCTATTACAGAGTTTACATCTAAAGGAAAAAATTATACTATTGTAAAAGGATTTAGTAAATATTATAAAAATGTTCTTGATGAAGAAGGAAATGTTGTCATTGTAATAAGTAAAAGTGGACTAGAATATGATATTCATAATACATCAAGAGAAGAGGCAAAAGAAATTTTATCTCATGCACAAAAGAAAGGGTATGATGAAAATAAAGAAAAACAAATCAATGATAAATATGATAAAGAATTAGAATCCTTAAACCAACAAAATACACAAAAACAACAAGAAGCAGAATTAGAAGCTAAAAAAGCTGATATAGAAAGAAGAAGACAAGAAGAATTAAGCAATACAGGTTTGTACGAATATGATAAAAAATTTAAGGAGTTTCAAACTTATGGTAGTACTGTAAGAGAAGCTTTTAATAATTTACATGAAGAAGTTAAAAACAATCCAACTAATAAAGAGCTTAGTGATTTTCTTGATTATATCATTGCTAATTTGGTTCCTGAAGATATACAAAAAGGTTCTGATGAAAATCCTTTAGTTCAAGAATATATAAACAAAAACCAACAAAATATAGAAAAAGCTGCTAAGTCAACTAAATCCAAAATAAGTAAAATCAATGCTAAATATGATGCAGAACTAGCCACTTTAAAAAGTAAAACTGCTACAGATATAGAAGCTAAAAAAGCTGATATAGAAAGAAGAATACAAAAAGAAATAAAAGAGGAAAATTTAAAATTAGGAGAAAAAATATTAAATTCATTAGATTATAAAACACAAAATAGACTTTCAAATGGTAATGTAAAAGGTGGACAATCTGGATGGAAGATTAGATTTAACATAAAAAATTCTAAAACAAATAATTCTTATTATGGACAATCTATAGATAAAGAATATAATGAAAAAGCAGAAAAACTCATAAATTTTCTTTTAGAGTATTTCGGAAGTAAAGAAAAAGCTAATTCTAAAAATCTTCAAAACCATTATATTATTAAAGATGATAGTGGAAATGAACGAGAACCATTTAAACATCTCGCTGGTGGAGAAATAGGAGAATCAGATTTTACTATTTATATAGGAAGTGCTGATGATGTATTAAAATTTATTTCTGATATAAAGTTAAAATTTCCAAATATACTTGAATTAATTACTACTGGAAATCTAGGAGATGATACTCAAATAGATGATTTATTTAAAGGAAGAATTGAAGGTAGACATATAGGTTTTTCTGGGTATCATGTTCCTACAAATTTAAATAAAGTTATTAACAATGATGAGTTTAGTTTTATTTACGATAATAAAATCGTAAGTGTTAAATATGATGGAAATTCTTTATCTGATATATATGTTTACATAGAAGGTGAAAATGTTTTATATAAAGGAGTGTTTGATAAAAAGCTTAAAGAAAAACATCCTTTATTATATCAAAATATTAGAAACATTATAGGATTTCAGTTATATGGAAAATATTTAACAGGTACAAATGATAAGTTTTTAAGTTTTATAGAAAACACTTCTGATTTTATTGAACCTTTATTTTTAGATAAAGACACTATAAAAAAACAATTAGAAAATTTATCTTATAGTGAAAAAATAAATAAATTAATTGAATTAGGTATTTTAACAAGTTTAAATGTTGATGGAAAACTTTCAAATGATATTAATGATGTTCATTTAGGTTGGACAGTAGATAGACCCATTGTTTTTATGAAATTAGGAAATGATATAGTTCCATTTTATAGGAGTAGTAAAGGTACAGGTGGAAAAGAAAAAAACAGATGGTATCCTTTTTTTGGTTTTGGTACAGATGGATGGGTTATTAAAGGAACTGTTCCTGAAATGGAACGTTATTATGATAACCCTTTATTTAAACTTGTTGGTGATATATTGACAGAAGAAATAAATTATGAAGGTGGTTTAGATTTACAAAAAGGTAATTTGAAAGATTTTCATCCTCTTTTTAGTAAAGGAGAAAAATCATTAAATAGTAAACAAATAAATTTATTATTATACCAAAAAGAAACAATTGATATTAATAATTTAAATCAAGGTTTTGACAAAAATATTCAATATAATAAAATAAAAACACTTTTAGATAACTGGAATACTTATTTAAGTAATATTAAAAATAAAAACCAGTCTAATACACAAGATGTAGTTCCAGAAAAGAAAAAAGAAATTGTTGATGTTATTAAAGAAGATATAGAAAAAAGGAGACAAGAAAAACTAATATTCACTTTTGGTAAAAATATAGATGTTATTTCTTCAGGAAGATTAGCTGTTATAGAAAGAAATGTTTATTTTACTCCTAAATATCCTAAAGGTGCAAATAGATTAGCTAATAGAGAAGATGCTGAAAAATTAGTAAATGAGTATATAGAAATTAATGCTGAATATGATAAAGAATTAGCTAAAGAACTTTATAAAGAAATGGAATCTGGTAAAATGATTACGGAGTTTACACCAGATGAACAAAAAATACTTAATAAGTATAATACTCCTGAATTAAGAAAAAGTGTTGAGGAAGAACTAGAAAAGTTAGAAGAAAATTTTAATACAAAAGATTTAGAAGGACAAGAATTTACAATTCTTTATTTTGGAGGAAATAATGAAAATGGAGAATTTGATAATAATTATATAAAAAAATCTACAGATGAATTTTATTTTCAAATTATTCCTGATGAAAATGGAAAAACTGGTAGATTAATTCCTAATACGTCTTTATCAACAGTTAATACTATTATACAAAATTTAAACGTTTTTCAAAATTCTTTAGAATTTAATAAGTTAAGTTTTACTCCTACAAAGATGGATATACTAAAAGAAGGAGTAGTTGCAAAAACAAATACTGGGTGGAAAGTAACTGAAAAAGCTGTTGTGAATATAATTGATGAACGTGAAACAGAACAATCATTAAATGATGAAAAATCAGAAACACTTGAATCCAATATAGAAAATCAACAATTAGAATCTACTCAAGAAATAGAACAAAATGAAGATGAACTATTATTAAATAAAGAAAATGAAAATACAGGAACACCGATTCCTCCAATAAGTAAACCTGTTAGTTCAGTTCCTAATTCAAAAGATAATATTATTTTTATGCAAAATGATTTTTATTTAAATGATACAGGGTTAGGAGTATTAAATAAGAAAAAAGGAAATGAAATGTTATTAAAACGTAGGAAATTTTTAAATTCTATAAATAATGTTAGTGATATAGATTTTAAAGTTGATAAAACAATAATAACATTAGATAAAATAGAAAAACAAGAAATAGCAGGAGGTAAATTATTAAAAATTAACAATGCTCCTATTTTTGTAATTTCTACTAAACAAGATGATGAAGAAATTATTTTACAAGAATATAGAGATTTAAGAAATGGTTGGGGAATTAGTAAGCAATATTTACAATCTTTAAGAATTGAATTAAAAGATAATTTTAATTTTAATAGTAAAAACATTGTTAATGCTAAAAATTTTGAATCTATTAGTGGATATGTCTCTTTATTTAATGTTATTGAATATTTAGAAGAAAATAATACTAATAAATTAGAAGAACTTTTAAATAATTTAGGTATAGAAAAAAGTTATTTAGATTTATCTATTGAAAGACAAAAAACATTAGAAAAATCATTAAAAGGAGAAAATGTAAAATTAAAAAGATTACTTACTAATTATATTTCTTCTAAAACATTACAAAAGTCAACTTTAAATAGTAATTATACAGAATTAGTACCTGTTGATGAGCTTCCTAATAATAAAGTTATAGATGAAAACGGTAATCAATATACAGCAGTATTATATTTAAAAATTCTTTATGAACAAATTAATGAACAAGAAACTGCTTTTTCTAATAATGCGGATTTTAGAAATATAATTAAAGAAGCGATTCAAGGAGGAACTTTTTATGGAAGTATTCCTGAAAGTTTACAAGAAGAAATTAAAATTAAATTAATAGCACAATTAAATGAAACAATAGTAAACGAAAAGGGAGAAGTTGTATTAGCTAATTCTCCAGCTACTTTTTTATCTAATGGTTTTAATTTAATTTTTACAGATACAGAAACTAATAGACCTTATGTAAAAAATTTAGTATCAAAAAATATATCTTTACCTGATACAACAGATTTAGTATCACTAATTAAAACAAATGAAAAAAAAGGTGATGTTAGAGATGACGGATGGTTTATTAATATTAGTGGTGTACAAGAACAATTAAATACTAAATTTGAAATATATAAAGTTGAATATAATAATTTTGAAAACGAAAAAGAAAAAATTTTAGGTATTAGTATACTTTATGGATATAAAGATAATAATGGAAAAACTATTTTTTGGAGAAGAAATTATAATTTAGACGGAGTAAAAAAACAAAATACAATAGAATTTTTAAAAAGAAAGATTAAAGAAGATATAAATAAAAAATTTAATCCTGTTACAGATGAAAAAGATGTAAATTTTAATAATTTTTTAAAAAATATATCTATTAATTTTGTAAGTTCTACTTCTAAAAAATTTAAAACATATGAAGATGTTGTTGCACAAAATTCTCATGTGGTTAAAGGTATAGAGTTTAAAAGTGGCTCTGACGATATGAGAAATGATACTACTTATAGTTTTTTTCATGATAGAGTGGAAGTAGTTGAAGATTCTCCTAAACTATTTAAAGAAGATAAATCTTCATTTTTAGAAATTACTACACCAACTGTCATTAAAGAAGAAAAAGTAGAACAAGAAGTTGAGATAAGAGAACAAATCTCACCAGAATTAAATGTTGAGAATGAATCAGAATTAATTAAATTTTTTAGTACTTTTGGAACTATAGAGTTACAAAATATGAATGTAAAAAATAAAGAGATTTTAGTATTTAATAAAAGTAATTTTTACGTGTTAGAGGAAGTTATTAATAATGATGAAAATATGGAGAAAGCCTTTAAATTATTAATAAAAAATGAAGCACCTCTACATAAATTGAAAGCAATATTAAAACCTAAGATGAATGAAATTTATAAATTATATTTAGAAAAAGTAAAACCTTGTAATTAATGAATTGTTCAATACCTAGTTTAAATAAAGAAACACTTTCTCTAGTAAGTAATTTAGGAGAAAAATATGTATTAGATTATTTTAGAAGAAAAAATCTTTTTTCTCTTCCTTCATTAAATGAATTATTAAAGAATAATTCTATTGCTTTTTCAGAGGCTAAATTAAAAGAGATTGTTAGTGAATTTCTTCCTAAAAATGTTTTTCAAGTGAAACATTTGGATGAAATTATTGCAAATCTTCCTCCTGCAACACAAGCTGCATTTTTTAAAGATGTATTATATTTTGGAGATAATGTCACTAAAGAGCAAATAGCAGAAGAAACTTTTCATGCTATTTTTCAAAGAGTAATTCCTCCTAGTATGAAACAGAAATACTTAAAAGAAGGAATGTCTTTAATAAATAATATAAATAAAGAAAAAGAAGCATATCTTAAAGCTTACCCTAAAGCTCTCTTATTAAATGAAACAGAATTAGAAGAAAGAATTATTGAAGAAGCTATTGCTAAAAGATATGTAGAATATTTTAATAGAAATATTATTCCTTCTAATAAAAAAGGAATTTTAAAACTTCTTGAGAATTTATTTAAATGGTTGAAAAATTTATTTAATAAGTTAAATAATAATACAAATTTAGAAGTATTCTTTGATAATATTATTAAAGGAAACTTTTCTAAATCTAGTGTAAATGATAGTAATGATTCTAATGTTCCTACACTAAGACTTATTGAATATGAATATATTAGTGAAGCAAATAATGTATTAAAAAGAAATCTTACTGTTAAAGAATCTGAATTTATAATTTCTAGTATTGCTAGTATTGTCATTGAACTAAATCAAAAACTTACTAAGGAACAAGCTGTTAATTTAAAATTAACAAATAGAGGAAATAGAATTAGATTTGCTATTGATAAACTAAGACAACATTATGAAGATAAAGGTGATAACCCTAGATTTGTTTCTGCATTATCTCAACATCAAGAAGAAAAATATAATCCTGATGAACAAGATTATGAAAAAATGTTTACATTAATTAATCTTCCTAATTTAAAATATTTATCTGAAGATGTTAATAATTATTTAAATATTGTTACAGGGTCAAGTTTAAAAAATGAAGAAATAGAAGAAAGTGAAAATGATGTAGCAAGTTTAGATTTTAGTGATAATATATCTGCTAATGAAAAAGGATTTGAAGGAATATCTGCGTGGTTGAGGTCATATATAGCTACAACAGGGAAATATATAGGAAAATTTGAAATAGAAGGTAAAGATATTAGTATTTTATCCCCTATTGATAAGAATAAAGTATATTATTCTTTAGCAAGAAGTATGCAAAATACAACTCATGAATTAGAAAGGCTTTATAAACTTGTAACAATTGCTTCTTTTTCTTCAAATAAAGAAACAAGACTTTTATTAGATAGGGTAATAAGTGATGTTATTGATACTAATGAACAAGACGTTAATAAAAGATTTGAAAGTTTTAAAGAAAATATTACAAAATTATATTCAGATTGGAAATCAAATAAAAAAGAAAATCATTATATAATTAATAATATTAAAGGATTAAAAAAAGATAATGTTTTTATTTTACAAACAATACTTCAAGGTTTTGATTTATGGAAAAGAGATAATAACAAAATAGTAATTGATATTAAATCTAAAAGTGTTGATACTAAAGTATTTGATGCTAATCAAAATAGTGCTACAAAAGCTCAAATGTCTATGTGGAAAGAAAGATGGACTGAAATAATGTTAAATCCTGAGAGTAAAGAAGAAATAAGAAATAAATTATTAAAACTTAAATCTGATTTTGATAATGAAAGATTTACAGAAGATACGGTTTATGATGCTATTAAATTAATCTTTGGTAATGTAGAAAAAACTTATATAGATTATCTTCTTGATTCTTCTACAGAAAAAAGTATTGGAGGTACATTTAAACCAACTGCTTCTTTAGAAGATGTAAAAATAATATTTGAAAAAGCATTGTTTGATACAAGAAGTGTAATTAAAACTCCTTTAATGTTTGATAATACAGAAGGAGCTGTTAGTAGAATAGAAAAATTAGCTGTTAATACATCTAAAATTAACGAAGATGTAATTGAATCTACTTATAAAGATGCAGAAAATAAAACAAGATATTCTTATCAGAATAAGACTTTTCAATTATACATGTTTAATGAAATATTTAGTGAAGGAGGTTTTGAAGAGTATTTAGATAGAATTAAAAAAGGAGAGTTATATGAATATGGAGATGGAAAATTTTTACAACAAGCTTCAAGTTTTCTTTATCAAACAGATAATCCAGAATTAAATCACATTGTTTTTGATGAACAAAGTAGATGGAAAAGTGTTTTTTTAAAAGGTAGTTATTATTCTGTTGATGGGTTAGATGTAAATAATACAGGTGCTTCTACATTTGGAAAAATGACAAGTAGAGACTTTCTTCTTTGGAAATTACATTTAAAATCATTTAGAACAAAATCAAACGAAAAAGACGAAGAAAATAAAGTTATTAATTATACTCAACCTATTCATATAAATTTGATGGAAGCTAAACGAACATCTTCTTTTAAAGAAGTGTTAGTTATAGATGATTTATTTAAAAAAGGTGTTGTTACAGATAAAGCTATAGATTTATTTGAAAAAGAAATTTTAAAAGAAGTAAGAAGAATGTTTAGTGAAAAACCAAAAATTATTAATTGGTTAGAAGTACTTACTAAAGATAAAGAAGATGGGAAATATAAAATAAAATTAACTAGAAAAAATGTATTAGAAAATAGTGATATAGATACAGCAGAAGGTATTATAGAAAAATATCATACTGGAACATATGTAATAAAAAAAGAAAATGGTAAAATAACAATATTAGAAGCTGATGCTAGAGCATTACAGTTTACTGATAATGTAAAATCATTACTTTCTAAAAAAAGTTTTAATAATATTATTACTGAAGTTTTTAATAAAGAAAATATAAACGAAATAGATAGAAATTATAAAAAAGAAATAGTTTCTCAATTAAATGAATATATTTTAGAATTTAAAGAACTAGTTAAAAGCTTAAAAGGATTATTGCCTTCTAGTAGTAGATATAATAATTTAAACATAGCATTACCTAACGATGAATTTATTAATGATGAACTATCTTCATGGCTTAATACTATTTGGGTAAATCAATTATTAAACTCTGATAGTGCTTTATTAGTAAAAAATGATGGTGCTGATTTTGTTAAAAGAGCTGGTGGTCAAAATGCTGCTATTTTTTCAGTAGCCACTACGTTTTATTCTGATTTAATTCCCGGAATTAAAAATTTTGATAAAATTAATTATGTTGTCGGAAATGATACTGAAGGAGTTATTTCTTTTAAACCTTTAACAGATGATGGTAAAAACAATACTGTTGATAGTTCTGATGCTCAATCATATATGACAGTAGAAGCATATATTAAGTATTTGTATTCTATGTCTAAATTAACAAAACAGGCATCTGAAATATTGTTTAAAATAAAAGATGGAAAGGTTTTAACAGATGAAGATATAGAATATTTGAAAGATAATAATATGTATTTTAACGTTATTAAACCTGTTGGATATGACGGATATTTTTATTTTAAAACAGGTACAGTAATGTTAACAAAAGATTTAACTTCTTATTATGATAATGTAGAAAAAAAATGGAAAGCTAAGCCGGGAAAAGAATCTTTACACAATTTAAGAGAAAAAATGGAAAACAGTGGGGTAGATTATTATTTACCACAAACTGCTTCTAAACAACTCACAATTAATAAATATACAGAAGAATTTGATAATTTAAAATATAAAGAAAAAGAAAAAGATGAAATTTGGAATAGTTCTATAAATGTGATGTCCACAAATTTTTTTGGACAACAAATGGAAAACCCAGCAGGGAAAGAAAGTATTATTGACGGTTCTCAAATGTTAGAAATCATTCTTAATGAACAGAATGAAAATGTAACTGTTTCTTTAAATGGAACAAAGTTTTCTATTGGAGAAATGATGAAAGAATGGCGAAGATTATCTATTAATAGAGTAGAATTTTCTTTTCAACAAGCTTTAAATGAAATAGCAGATAAAAATTTAATTTTACAATATAATAAATTTTTAGATAAAGTTAAAGAAACTTTAATTAATAGCGGAGCAGATGACCAGTTATTAGAAATATTTTCTTTAGATGAAAACGGACAACCTAAGTATAATTTAAATATGTCTTTGAGTATTGATAAATTTATTAATTTATTAATGTCTCATTTTAGTAAAGGAGTATTACAACAAAAAGTAGCAGGAGATGCTATGGCGTTAGTTTCTTCTCACGGATTTAATAGTATTAAAAAAGTTGTTAAATATAAAGATGAAGAAGGTAATGATATTTATTCTTGGAAATATATTAGAGAATCAGACCCGGAATATAAAATTGCTTTAGAAAAACATAAAAAAAGTCCTTTAACTAATCTCACTAATGTAGCTGAATATGACGAATTTAATGGTAAAAATGACAGTGAACTAACATTAAAATTAAAAGAAATTTATAAAGAAAATGAAGATGTATATTTTATTGACCAATTAAGATTTGGAAAACCCGTTTATGCTTTTAATAATGAAGGGATTGTAACAGGTGTAGAATATTATGGAGCAGAGTCATTAATACCTAATCCTAAATATAAAAAAAACTTACCTTTTGAAAAATTGTTTGCAATGTTCGGAATACGTATTCCTTCACAAGATAAACATTCAGCTATAAATTTAATATGGGTAGATAATATTCCTAGTTATTATGGAAACACAATAATGTGTTCAAAAGAAATTCAATATCTTTCTGGAAGTGATTATGACATTGATAAATTATATATTCATAGAAAAGAAACATTTGAAAAAGATGGAGAAGAAGTAGTATGGAGTGAAGAACATGATACATTTGAAATGTATAAATTTTATCATACTACTAAAAATAAATTTATTAAAAATCAAATAAATAAATTATTAGAAACTAATGAAGAATATCAAGATATTTTAAAAGCTATAGAAGTCATTAAAGAAAATTATAAAGAAGAGCTAGAAAATGTAGATGAATATTTTAATAAAACTAATCAATTAATAGATAAAATTATTTCTTTATTAGAGAGAAAAAAGAAAGAAAAAAAAGAATCTCGTAAAGAAGGTCGTGATAAAGTTTATAATGATAATAAAGAAAAAATAAATGAAGAAATAAGAAAGGAAATAATATATTTAAAACAACAAGCTAGAGAGAATGTTATTGTTAAAAGTATATTAGAAGAATCTAATATATCAGAATTAACTCAAGATGATTTAACTAAATTAAATAAAGAATCACAAGAGGATTTTGAAAATGAATTAAAAAATTTAAAAAAGAAATTTGTAAATGAAAAAATATCTAATATTATTGAAAATGAGGATGAGTATTCTGATTTAGCAAAAAATTTAAAAACTCAAGAAACTTATTTAAAAGGTATTATTACTAGATTAAAAAATGTTAAAAGTGAAAAATTTGAATTTATAAAAATTTTAACTGATTTAAAAGAATTGCATGAGAGAAGAAAACATATTAAGAGTGTTGTTGCTCATGTTGTTTTTTTAAAAAATAAATTAATTACATCTGAAGAAGTTTTTGAAAAACTTAAAAAAGAAAAAGGAATTTTAATTATTCCTATTATTAATAATAAGATGTTAGATTTAAAGATTCGTTTTTTAATGAACGAACACACTTTAAATAGAACTGAAGATGAAGCTATTGCTCTTACACCTGCAACACAAACAAATTTAAAAGAGTTAATTAGACAAGCATATATTATTAAAGATAATAAACCTTATTATTTATTTAAAAAAGTAACAAAAGAGAAAACAAGCGAAGGAGTAGAAAAAGAAGTTTACGTTGATGAGTTTACAACAGATGTTAAACACTCAACACATTCGACGTTAGGTCAAAGTACTGCTCATAAAAATATTGTAACAGGGAAAAAGAATATTGGTGTAGCTGTAGTAGGTAATTTATTGCACTTGTTTTCTAAAAAAGCAGATATTAATTTAAGAAGTTTTATTACGATTGAAGATATAACTCCTTATGGAAAAGATGGCCTACATGTTTTAACAGAAACAACATTAAGTAATTTTAATATTTCTAAAAATGTTAAATTACAACGTATTGCTGATATTATTTCTGAATTAATTTCTGCTGCTACGGATGAAGTGAAAGACCAACAAAATGCTAAATATGGATTGACGATTGAAGCATTAAATATTGTTGTCCCTATTCTTATGTTAGGAGGAAGCTTAGATTTTGCCATTAGATTAGTTAATACTAAAGGAGTTAGAGAATATTTAAATAAAGTAGATTTAAAAGATAATATAGCTAAAACAGAAGATGAAACAGAAGAGTTAAGTTATAGTAATGAAATGATATTAAATAATTTATTTAATAGTTATAAAGAAAAAGGATATAAAACAACACCTTTAAGTATTGTTGATTTAAAAGAAGGAAAGTTTGAGGCTAATGCTTTAGAATTAGCTGCTAAAATGTTACAAATTTCTAAAGAAGTAGGACTTGCTAAATATGTAATAGGTTTAAAAAAAGGTCTTGGTAAAACATTAGAGGAATTTGAAGACGGAGAAGAAAAAATTAATAGTACAACAAAAGAAACATTATCTGATAATCATATAACAACATCTGCTTTAGTTTTTTCTAAAAAAAATTTAAATGAAAGTTTAGGTATTTATAAACATCAAATTAAATTACATGAATATATTTCTGAATTGTTAAATAAAAATATAATTAGTAGAAGAGAAAAATTTAGAAAATTTAAATATTTATTTTTAAATAATTTTAAACCTGCAACATATGATGAAGCTAAAAATTGGATGAATGATAAAATGATTTCATTTTTTTATTCAAGATTATATTTTAGTTTTTTAGAAAAAAGAAATGATTTTAGTGAAAATGATTTTAGAAATTTTACAAATAAACCGTTAGAAGAAATAGAAAAAGAATGGAAAGATTTTGTTTCAGATGTAATTAGTGGAAAAGCTAATATTAAAGAGGAGCTAATGAAAGAAATTAAACAAAATCCTTTACTTATTAAACTAAAAACTAATAATCAAGGAAGAATTTATGCTCCTACGTTTATAAAAGGAGATATAGCTACAAATATTAGTTTATTAGAAAGTTATGAGGATTTACATACAAAACTATCAAATACTCCTTATAAAGATTTAATGTGGAAGTTATTTCACTATTCTATTCGTAAGGATGGGTGGACATTTAAAGGTGGTAGTTTATCTAAAGTAATTCCTCCTGTATTTTATACTGACCATTCTAAAAGTTTAGATATGTTTTTATTTGAAGAAGATGGTTTAGTTGAAAATTCTTTATTTGGAGGAAAATATACTCCTGAATATTTAACATTTTTAGCTATTGAAAGAAGTGTTAAAGAAAAAGAAGGTTTAAAATATGTAAGAAAAACTAATAGTAAGCAAGATGGAATTTGGAAAAATATATATAAAAACAAAACTATAAAACTATCTGATTTAGCTTCTCTTTCTGAAGATAAATTAACATGGTTAGTTGATAAAGGTTATATAGTAATTAGTCCTGAAAGAAAAATATATCCTCAATTTCCTCTTTATCATTATTTTTCTGAAATTAATACTGATACTAATAAACCAGAAAACGTTTTACATAAAATAAAAAATGTAAAAGCAAAGTTTAAGGACGGAAATATTAGAGAAGTTACAGTACCTCAATATGCTTATTATTATGGTGAAATACAACAAGTACTTGAAACTACTTATGAAGCTGTTGTAGTTGAAGAAAAACCTAATGTTATTAGTCTTCCTGTTAAAAAGAATATTGTAATTGAAAAATTAGATGAAATAAAAGAAATTGAACAAGAACAACAATCTAGTGTAAAAGGAATTAATATAAAAAAAGATAAAACACAATATAATTCACTAGCTAATAGATTAACTAATCCTAGTGAATATTCTACATTAGAATATAATGTAGAATCAATTTATAAAAAAAATTCTTCAAAATTTGATGTAAACACTAAACAAAGAATATTGAACAATAAAGTAGTTTCAGAAGAACAAGCTTTAAAACATGATATGAATTTAATGTACAAATTACAAGTTGAAAAGTTTGAAAAACATCCTGAACTTATAGATGAAATTAATGCGAAAGGAGGATTAGAATTTATAAAAAATTCTTCTCATATTATAGGAGTTCCCAATAGTAGATGGGAAGGAGAAGGAATGAATTCTAATTTTATTAAAGTTTTAGCTAAATCTTATGAAAAAGTTGCGAAAGAATTAGGAAAGTTTTTAGAAAATCCTAATGTTCCTGTTACTTCTAAAGAATCAAATATTAATTCTAATAATCAAAATTTTAATTTTTCTAATAACGAACCTGTTTTAGTAGGTGATAAAAATAATGTAGAAAATACGGTAGAAGTAAAAACAGTTCAAGAAGAAAATAAAATAAATCAATTATCTAATAGTGAAGAAATTTATAATCAATTAGGAAATATATCAGAAAATGTAGTTATTGATGAAGTAAATGGTAAAAAACCTGTTGTTGAGAATCAAAATTACTATGAAGGAAATATAAAACCTGAACCTAATACTATATTTGTATTTGGTAGTAATCCTGAAGGAAGACATGGTGCTGGTGCAGCTAAAATTGCAAAAGAACAATTTGGAGCTATTTACGGACAAGGAGAAGGATTACAAGGAAATGCTTATGCTTTACCTACTAAAGATTTAAGGGTAAAAGAAAATAATGGATTCAAATCTATTTCTTTTGAACAAATTGTAAAAAATATTCAAAAACTTTATGAAGTAGCTAGACAAAATCCAAATAAACAATTTAAAATAGGATATAGAAATACTATTGATAAATCTTTAAATGGTTATACAGGATTAGAAATGATTGAAATGTTCAATCAAGCTGGAGAAATTCCTTTTAATATTGTATTTAGTAAAGAATGGATAGATACAGGTAAAATAACTCAATCTTCCAAACCAATAGTAGCATATAGGACAGAAACAAATCAACCAAATGTAGAAACAACTAAAGAAGAAAAAATAGATATAGTAAATAAATTAAAACAGTTTACAAAAAAACATAATTTAAGTTTTAATTGGTCTGATTTTCAAACTAATATTTTTACACCTTTAGAAATACTAAATAAGTTTTTTGAAAAAGGAATGGAATTTGCTAAAAATGAAGAAGAAGAAAAGCAAATTTTTCCAAAATATTTTGGATTAGATGGTGAAGGGCTTTCTGTAACTATAGAAAAAGAAAATGAAAATAAATGGTATTTCTCTAGTTTATATCTTCCTGAATTTATGCAAAATAAAGGAATGGGTAAAGATATTGTAGATATGGTTAAATATATTGCATCTGAATCTGATAAAACTATTTATTTGTGGAGTGAAGAACAAGCTGTAGGTTTTTGGGAAAAACAAGGATTTAAAAAAACTGGAGAAAAAATAACTGAATCTGATAAACATTTTTATGACAAAAATCTACCTCCTTTTGAAGTAATGGAAATTAAAATTAAAGGTAATCAAAGAGGTTCAGAAACAAATAAAGAAGAAAATTTAGAAAATATTTCAAAGAATATTTCTACACCAGCTTTAAATTTCGGTTTTAAAAATCAAAAAACTAAAATTATTCCTCAAGGAAGTAATCCTAGCAATGATGTAATATTTGAAGATGATGATTTTGTATATTTAATGAATGACCAACAGCAAATAGCTTTTAATAATATTAAAAATAAAATAGATGAAATATTTACCAAATATTCTTATTTGAAATCAGATGAAAAAGCTACATTTAATAATAGTTATTTAGATGCTGTTTATAAAGGGAAAGTTTTGAAAGAAATGTACGATAATATGTACGGATTACAAGGTTCGGGCGGCACAGGAAAAAGCTCTTTGTCTAAAGCTATTAAAAAATACATTACTAATAAATATCCTCATAAAACATTAGTATTCTCTGCTCCAACACATAAAGCAGCTACAGTATTACAAGAATCATTAGGGTATGATAGTGAAAAAGTAGATGAAGGAAATGTATTTACTAATGCTTCTTTAGTAGGAAGTACAAAAGAGAATAGTGACGTATTTGAGTTATCTCCAGATGGAAATTATTTTAGAAGAAATAAACCTAAATTTGGAGCAGATATAGATGTTATTATTTTTGATGAATCTTCTATGATAGATGTTTCATTTATAGAAGCTTTACAAAAAAGATTGATGAGTAAAGTTGTAGGAAATAATAAAAAAATTCCTTTTATGTTATTTTTGGGGGACATGAAACAACTTCCTCCTATAAATCAATCATCAGGATTTAATAGAGGATTTATTACTATGGCTATTTTAAATGGTAATAAGTCTTCTAAATTAACACAAATAATGAGAACATCTGATGAATTTTTTAATCAGATATATAATAGTATTGGTAATCAAATTGAAAAGAATATTCAAAAAAGACTTGAAACACCTGTTAATGAAACGTTTACACCTAACCCTTATGATTATACAGAATTTTTAAGACTTATAGAAAAGCCACAAGGAAATCTTTTTGTATATAATACAGAAGAAGCTATTTTAAAAGATTATGCCAATGAATTATTTAAAACAAATAACCCTAGAAAAGCATATTATTCTCATTATAATAGAATAGATAATCCTTATACAATGACCGTGTTAAAAAAGATTAGAGATAATTTTATGGAGATGATATTTGGAACAACTTCTCATTTAAATCATTCTATTCCTTTTAGTCAAGTAGATGATTATTTAGATAAATTTGGAGGAAAAAATATTTTAAATGAAAAAGGAATTTCTTCAATTAAAGAATCAGAATTAACAAATATTCCTCAATTTATAGAAATAGAAAATATTAGAAACTTTATATTTGGAGATTATGTTCAAAGTCCTGATAATTTTCCTTTAGCTTCAAGTACTTTTACTATTCATAGTGAAGATATTAATCCTTATGCTTTAAGTGTAATGAGAAGTATTAACAAACAAGATAAAGGGTTTAATCTTAAATTAAACGGAGAAGTATTTTTTGATGGAAAAGGAAGTTTTAAACCTACTTCAAGATATAGAGTGTTAGATATAATTCAAAAAAGATATAATTCTAAAAGTTATTTTGATAATATTATAAATGATTTTTCTCTTAGTACTCAATTTGGAAATAGTAAACTAGCAAAAAATATTAATGATAAAAGAAATAATCCAGAAGATGTTAAAATAGATGGTATTTACATTAATCCTGAAATGAATCTTATTTTAGAAACTATTTTATTATATACTAGACAAGATAGAGTAAGAGCGTATTCTTATTTTATGAATACTTATACTACTTATACTTACGAAGATGACGGTAAAGATGAAATGATGAATACTATAAATGCAAGAAACATTTTTATAATGAGACAAGCTAATACTGATAAAATTATTATTAAATTAGCAATTCCTTATAAAATAACTTTTCAGGAAGAATCAGGAGTAAGTTATTTATTAAATCAATTGGGGAGTAATCAAAAAGAATTTAAAACATCAAAAGATAGATTTTATTCTCAAAATGTATTTCAAAAATCATATTTAGGAAGTAGTCATACTACTCAAGGAGATGGATTTGAAAAAATATATGGAGGTATTTCAAATGTATTAGGACAACAAAATGTAAAAGAAGATGCTAAAGCTTCTTCTGTATACACTATTTTAACAAGAAGTATGAAAGAGATAGCAGTTTTAAATACATCTTCTAACTATAGTAAATTTAGTCCTAATGATTTGCAAAGTTTTGACGAATTATCTAATGATAATGCACCAAATTGTAACTTTATATAAATTAAAATAAAATGAACGAATTAATTAACGAATCAGTAATTACATTATTAGAATATAGAATTGAACAAGAAGAGCTTTCTTCAAGACTATATGAACAAATGTCTTTATATTTAGATGACAAAGGTTTTAAAATGTTTTCTAAATTATATAAGAAATATGCTAACGAAGAAATGACTCATTCTGGATGGAGTAAAGAATATTTACTTTCATTTGGGATTACACCTAAATTAAAAAGATTAGATAGTCCTTTAAATGAATTTGAAGGATTACCTGATATTATTAATAAAACTCTTGAACACGAAATAGAAATAAGTAAACAATGTAAATCTTTAGCTAGATATGCTAAAGATACTGACGATTATTTACTGTTTGATTTAGCAATGAGATATTGTAAAGAGCAAGTAGAAGAAATAGATAAAGCTCAAACTTTGGTCGATATGTTAGAAACATTTGGAATAGAAAAACATACTTTATTATTGTTGGATAGTCATATAGGAGAATATTATGAACTGTAAATTAAATTATCTTTATGAAAAATTTCCAGATAATCCTGAATTTGCTCAACATTTAGAGCAAATTGAATTAAGTATTTGGAAAACATTTAAGGATGAAAAATTTCCTACATTTGAATATGAAGGAAAAAGATATTATTCAATTTCTCCTAAGATGTCAAAGGAGAGAAAAAAACAAATGAAAATTTTACAATCGCTTAGAGATAAATATAATTCTCCTAATTTATTTCTTACAAAGAGACTTTATCCATTTGATTATGATTTGATTACAATTAGAATGGGAACAATAGTTTCTTCTCAAAAAGAATTATTTGATGTTTTACAAAAAAATAAACCAAAAAAACCTCCTGAAGAAAAAGAAGCATATCCTAGTATTTATGAAGAAACTTATGAAAAGTTTTTAAGATTTAATTCTAATACTTCAAACCCACAATCTTCAGAAAATAAAAACATTAATAATCAACAAAAAAATGTTGTTTATTCAGCTATATTTTTTAATACTAATGAATTAACTAATAAATATAATCAAGTACATCCTAATTTATATTCCCATCATTCTACTATAGAATTTAAACCTCAAACAATAGAAAATCTTCCTGTTGGAGAAAATAGGAATATTAGAATAATAGGTAGATTAACAACTGATAAAGTAGATGTACTTATAGTAGATAATCCATTATCTAAAAATAAATTTCCTCATATAACTTTATCAACAGCAGAAGGAGTTAAACCATTTGAAAGTAATTCTGAAATAGAAAAAAATCAAAATAAAATTAAACCTTTAAATGATATTATTGTAGGAAAAGTTGGATATTTTGATGGTAAAAACGAAATAGTCAACGATGAAAAATTCGATGAAAATTATAATTTAAATAAAATAAAATCTGGAGTAGAAGAATTATTTGATTCTAATCCTGAGTTAGCTAATATAGGTACTGCTGAACAATACTCTCAATACTTAGATACTATATTTCCTGATAGTCAAGTGAAGGATATTGTTTATCATGGAAGTAAAAATAAATTACAAGAAAATAAGTTTGATTTATCTAAAGCAAGGTTCGAAAAAGCTATTTTCTTTTTTAAAAACATAATAAATGCTTTAAAATGGGAATCTGAGAATCCTATTAAAATTCAAAAAAAAGATTTAAAAAATATTATCAATTTAAATAAAGATTTAAACTTAGAAGATGATTCAATAGAAAATAATATATTTTACACATTAGCAGGTGCTCAAAATATAAGTGATTTATTAAATTTGCCAAATTCAGAATTAATTTTAGAAGATTTCAATAAAATTGGAGGAGCTGAATTATATTTAGAAAAATCATTAGAGGAAATAAAAAAAATATTAGATAAACATACAAGTGGTAAAACTAATAATGTTATAAATGCAATTCTTAATATAAGAAATCCAAAAAAAGAAAGTAATTTGGATTATATTAAATTAAGTAAAGAAGGAGAAAAAATAAAAGATATTTTTAGAGAAGCTTCTAAAAATAATGATGGAGTAATATTAGAAAATATTACAGAATATACTTCTTCTAAAGAATTAGCAGAGAAAAATTTTAAAACTAAAACTGTAACTTTTAATGCAAATTTTGGAATTCAAACAGACGAATTATATTCTTTAAATACAGATACTCAATATGCAGTATTTGAACCAGAACAAATCCACATCTTAGGTAGTAAACAAGATGTAGAAGGGTTTCAGAATTTTGTTAATCAAAATCAAATTGAAGATAATGTTTTTATAAATAATATAGCATCATATGATGAAAATTTTGAAAAATATAATAAACTGTTTGAAGATAATAGTAAAAATTATTTCCAATTAAATAGTTTTGTTGACATATACGATAACACAAAAAAAATAGAAAGACTTGTTGAAGAGGCAAACTTAGAATTAAATAATCGTTTAATGAATTATTTAAAAAAATATAATATAACTGTAAAAGATATAAAAGAATTTGAAAACACAAATAAAATAGACGCTATTGGTGTAACAGATATACTAAATAAAATTATATATATAGACAAAAAAAGGGAATCTCTTGACACTCTCCCAGAAGAAGCTGCTCATATGTTTACATTTTTACTAAAACACACTTCTGAGATGGATAAAATGATAAACAGTATTGATAAATGGGAAGGTTATTCTAAAGTATATAATGATTATTATTCTACGTATGAAGGAGATATTGAAAAAATTAAAGTAGAGGCAGTTGGTAAATTTATAGCTTTACATTTAATTAAACAAGAACCAACTGTAAGTAAAGAAATAAAAGAAAATATATTTAAAACATTATGGAAGTTTGTGTTGCAATTATTTGAATATAAAAATGATTTACAACAATTAAACAGATATGCAAAAGAGATTGCTACAAAAGTGTTTAATAATGAAATGTTATTAGATATTAATAATAATTCTGATGTAGCTTTAGTAGATTTTAAAACAGCATTAAAAAATGATTTTTTAGCTACACAAATACATAATAAAATGAAAAATTATTTTACTCTTACAGGTTCAGCGGCATTATCTACTCAAGGAACAATATATAGAAAATCAAAAAACTTATTACATGATTTAGATTATATAGCATCAGAAGGTCAACTTGTAGAAAATAAAATAAAAGAATTGTTTCCTAATTCTATAAAATTTCATAATGGGTGGAGACATGGTGATTATACAACAAAGTCATATATTGTTCCTCCTTTAGGAATATCTATAATAAATGTAAATAGAGAAAACGGAAATTGGGTGGAAGAATATGATTTGATAGATAAAAATTTAAAAGTAGTTGGTTCTTATACATCAAAAATAATAGATGGTGTTAGGAAAGTACGACAAATAGGAATTAAAGCACTTTGTATTGATGTTTTTGACTATGATAAGTCAAAATCTTCTGAGACTTTTTTAGAATTTACCAATTGGGATGCTATATTTAAAGCTAAATTAGAATTTGCTAGAGAAAAAGATATTAAAGATTGGGTAAATTTTATAAACTATAAATACGCAACTCTTAAAAATGACCAATTTCTTTTTTATCAAAAAGAAGAAAATGATGATAATAATTTTGAAGATAATGTTTCATGTTTTATATAACTAATACAAAATGAATTGTAGAATACCATATATAATAAATACTGTTAAAGATAGTGGACTTGATGAAGAATATGTATCACTAGCTACTAATGCTCATAAAGAAGTAATAGAATATTTAATAGGTAAAAATATTGTTTTTCATCAAGAAAGAAATGGTGTAAAACGTTTATATTTAAAACATGAATATATAGATAATCCTACAGTATTAGAATTTTTAAAAGCAAAAGGATTATATGATGACGATGAAAATAAAAGTGCTATTAAATTTTTTAATGTTGAGTATAATAATAAGCCATATACTTACATAGGCATAAATGTTTTTAATTCTCCTTCTTTAGTAGATGAAGGTATTCCAAAAGATGATTTAAAAATTGATACAAGTAGTGAAACAAGATATATTCAAGAATTATTTGTTCTTCCTTCTATTATTAACTTAGAAACACATTTACAAACAATTTCTAATAAAGATAATGAAAATATATTAGTTGATTTCGGAAACGAAATTGTTGATAAATTAAATGCTTATTTAATAAGTATGAAAAATGTTAGTGATAATTATCAATTATCTGTAAGTAAAAAAGAAATTGATTCTTTGATTAGAAGTTTAAAAGATAAAGATAATCAAGAAATAGTTAAAGGTATTGATAATTATGTAAGACAATCTGTAAACAAACTTAACTATCTTTCTCAATTATTTTTTGGAGCTACTAGTGATTATATAAAAAGACAAAAAGAAAAACTAAAATATTTTGAAAGTGAATTAAAGAAAAATCCAGATAGTGAATATATTAAAAGTAAAATTGCAGAAGTACAAAAAACTTTAGATTTTCCTCCAAAATCTATTAAACAAAGGTTAGCAGATATAGAAATAAAAAGAAAATCTGATGTACAACAAGATAAAATAGATGCTGAAATAGAATTAAAAGATATAAACGACCTTCTTCAACAAGGAAGATATTTTTATCATTTATTTGATAATTTATCTAAATTATATACTGACATAGTACTTATTGACGGTAATGAAAAATATATAGATAAATTTAATAAACGAAAATTGTCAGATGCTATTGTTGAATATGTAAAAAAGTTTAATGAAGAAAATAATACACAATTAGAAGCTAATGAAATAGGATATAAGTTATTTAACACAGAAGGAAATTTATCTTTATCTGATTTATCTGAATATTTAACAAAAGAAGGAGTAGCTAATCCTAATGACTTTGTTTATTCTTTAAATCTTGAATTATCAAAACTATCAAGAAATAAAAATACTTTTCTTCAAGTATTAAAAGATAGTATGAACATGTCTAATGTTTTTAAAGAAAGAATGAATGATTTATATGTCGATGTATTCACTTCTACATTTTATCCTGAATATAAGGATAAAATGGAGGAGTTTAAAAGAAAAGCATTTTTAGATAATGAGGAAAATTATTTAACAGATAAATATTTTTTAGAAGTAGATAAGTTTAAAGAAGTCGTTAAAGTTGCTTTAAAAGATGTTAGTACAATGTCTCATTATTTCAGAGAAACTATTGGTTTAAATGACCAAATTACTCAATTAGTAACTTCTTTTATAAAAGACATGTTTGCTAAAGTAAATAGAACTAATATAGAAGAAAATGCTGTATTTGAAAAACTTAGAAAAGAAGCGAAAATTGATAATTTAAACTCAGAAGATAAAGAGAAATTTTTTGATAAATTTATTTTTAAAACTAAAAAAGTTGCTCTTAATAAATATGGAAAAATTCAAGATATTTTAAAACTATCTGAGGAAGAACAAAAGCTTTCTAAAGAAGAACAAATGGAATTATTAGAAAGAAAAATGAAGGAACAGAACGCAGATAAAAAAAATAAAGAAAGAGGTATTAGCTACGAACCTATAAAAATGTTTAATGAGATATATTATGTTCAGATGCTTGATGAAGAAGATATTATAAAAGAATATGATGATTATACATTTAGAAATGAAAAATTACTTTTTACTCAACTTTTAGAAAGAAAAATTAGAGAAATATTTAAAAAAATTCCTCTTAAACAAATGAGGGAAGATGATATAATTACAGTAAAAAATATTTTTAAAGAATTAGATGTTGAATATGAAATACCTTTATCTGAGGCTTTTATAAAGACAGGTATTGATATTTATACAGATATGGAATTTTTTGAAAAAACAGATGTTTATGAAGATTCTTTAGAAAATTTAGATGTTTTAAAAAATATAATACAAAGTGTTTTATGGCAAAGTTTTTATAAAACTAGAATGACAACTAAATCTCGCTCTGAAACTAAAACAATATTACGTGAAAATAAAATAATAAAAACAAAAGAAGATGGAATATTAGACTTTAATTATAAAGCGTTAGAAGAATCTACAGAAGTAAAAAGAAATTTAGCATCACTTTCTAAAAAAGTTGAAAATAAACAAAATGGAAAATATTCTACACTTTCTTCTCGTATTAAATTTAGTATGGATAGTTTATTAGGAATGGAAATACTTAATAGTGAAGGAAATAGAGTAAAAAGAATATTAGTAGAAAAATATGATGAAGAAACAAAATTGTTTTATTTAGATAGTTTAATATACGAAGAAAAAGGTAGTACTTGGAAACTTATTGCTGGAGATGTAGAAAACATTACTTCATTTTACACTAAAAAAGGAGAATTAAATGAATTTAATTCTCGTTATAAAATCGATGGTCAAAACGCTTTTCCTTTTGATAAAGAAGCTTCTAGTAAATTTAAAGCAATAGAAAGTTTACTTTCTCAAGAAAAAAAAATATATGATTTATTATTAATGACTAAACAAAAAATAAATGAACAATTAGGAAATAAAAGATTTTATGGATTGTATAATATTCCATTATTTGAACAAAAAACTTTAAAAGAAAGAGCTTTATCTAAATTAAATAAAATAGAAAATCAATTAGATATTACATATAAAGAAAATACTGAACCAAAAAGTAGAAGAAATCCTGAAACAGGTAAAATAGAATTTTTAAATGAAATTGACGAAGTAGTTGAAGAAGAATATGCTGCTAGAGTAAGTAAAAATAAATATGGAGTAGATGGTAAAATAGTAGATGAAGTAACTATTGAATATTCAGAATACATTCCTCCTTATAAAAGAGAGAAAGATTTACTTTATGCTTTTTCATTAATGAATAGTAAAGTAAATAATTATGCACTGAGAACAACGTTAGTTCCTAAATTAAATACAATTCGAACTATTTATTCTGGAGATGAAAAAGCAGGTATTAGTAAAAGAAAAGCTTATGTACTTAGTAGTGATGGAGAAAAAATATTAGACGAAAATACAGGAAAAGTAGTTACAGTAGATGCTGATAATTTAAGTGAAAATTTAGAAGTGTTTTTAAAAGATATGATAAATGGGATGAGCAAAAAAGAATATGCTATCGCTTTAGGAAATGTTAAAATAGATATGCAAAAACTTGTTACAAACATAACAGGTTTAAGTGCTTATCAAGCATTATCTCTTAATTTTGCAGCTATGCCTGCTAACCATTTTATTTCTACTATTTCAAACTATTCAGAAGCAGCTATGGGTAGAAATTTTAATAAAAAAATATTTAGAGAAACTTATAGAGAATTATTTATATCATTTAGTCAATTAAAAACATTTGTTGCTGATTGGAGTAAAAGTTCTTTTATAGAAAAAAGCATGCTTTCTCAGCTTTCTTATTATTTTAATGCAATTCAAGGAGAATTTTTAGATAATAAAGGAATGATACATAAAGAAAATTTAGCTGAAAAATTTATGCAAGATATATGGATGGCTACATCAAATGGAACGGAATATACAAATCAATTATTAACAATGGTTTGTTTAATGAAAGGATGGAAGCAAAGAGATAAAGACGGAAATGTAGTAAAAAAGAAAAATGATAAAGGGGAATTAGTAGAAAGTACATTATATAATAGTGTTATTCATAAAGAAGGAGAATTGGTTCAGTTTGAAGACTGGGTTACAGATGATGTTAAATCTAAATTTTCTTCATTAGTTCAAACAATAAATAGACAATTACATGGTAATTACAATGACCAAGATAGAAATTTATTAAGTAGAACATGGTATGGTAGACTCATGTTAGTATTTAAAAGATGGATATATAACACATGGATGGCAAGATTTCAAAGTGAACAATTAGACTGGGAATCTTATACAATTGAAGAAGGATATTATAAAACATATCTTTCTAAATTAATTTCTGATTATAAAGATATTTTTAATAAACATGGAATGAAAGGTTTTATTTCTAAAGAAATAGCTCCTAAATATTTAAGAGCTATGGGTGATGTTGTATGGAAAACTGGAGTTGAATCATTAAGAAGTGGATTAAAAAACTTACCAATATTATCAATGAGTGAGGGATATAAGAGTTTATTTGATAGTGCTAAATATGATGAATTAATATATGGAAAAGATATTAACGAAAGACAAAAAAGAGCAATTGAAAGAACTAGTGCAGACTTAGGTTTAATAATTCAAATGATGATGTTAGGCTTTTTAATACATTTAGCTTCTGATGATGTCGAAGACGAAGATTCTAAAAAAGTATTAAAATGGATGGAGTTTTATGCTTTTAAAATGCAAGCTGAAATGAGATTTTATACTCCGTTTTTATATATTCCGGGACAAGGTCTTCCTGCATCTTACACAATAGATACAGCACAAAGATTTGCTAAAGACCCTTTTACTATGACTAGAATGATTGATGTTAATTTAGGTTTAGTTAGAGATTTAATTAGTGTTTCTATGTTTAATGAAGAAGGAGATTTAGAACTTGATTGGGGAGCTAATGATTTATATGAAAAAAATGGAGATGGATATGAAAAAGGAGACTATAAAATTGTTTCTAAATTAGAAAAAAGTGTTATATCTCCTTATTATCAAATATTAAGATTGATGAACCCTGAACAACAGTTAGAATATATGGATTTAATATTTAAAAATAATTAAATTGTAATATAAAATAAATTTTGAAAGTAGTTGTTTTTTTTAATGTTTATTTAAAAATTTAATTTAGTAAAAAAAATTAAAATAATGTATTACCAAAGAAACGAAACATATACTAATAGAGATAATTATGGATTATCTCTTATATTAAAAGAAATATTAAATGCTATTATGTCTACAAAAGACGTTTTAGTAGGAATTAATAAAAAAACAGGCGTTGGCGGGTCTGTTTCTCAAACAAGTAAACTTCTTAGATTTACTGGAACACAATCTTGGGTTAAACCTGTAGGTGTTGATGGATTAACATTAACAATAGAAGAAGGAAGTGTTGTAGTTAATGATGGAACTACATCTACTACAATAACAATTTCACCTTCTACTTTTTCTTGGAGTGGTTATTCTTCATCTAGTACTTTCACAGTAACAGGAAATACAGGAAGTATTTTTTATATTAATTATATTCAATAATGTGTAATAATTCTGAACAACATAATGTTGAAATTACAATTTGTTCTATATTAGAACAAATAAAAAATTGTTGTTTGAATAAAGATGAAATTGAAAATATAAAATTACAAATAGATAGTGTTCAAACATGGATGAATGATTTTCAAGAAGGAATTCCTTCTACTGAAAATATTCTTTTAAGTAGTACTATAGATGATATACAAAAAGGTACAACTTTACAAGAAGTTCTTGAAATCATAAACAGTAAATTTTCTGTACTAGAAACAAATTTAAGTATAGGTAATAGAAATAATAACACTTTAGATATTTTATCATCTAATGGAAATTCTACCACAATACCTGCTGTAACAGAGCTTTTATCAGGACTTATGAGTTCTTTTGATAAAGTTAAGTTGAATAGTATAAATAATGGTGCTGAACAAAATGTACAATCGGATTGGAATGAAGTTAATGTTAATTCAGATGCTTTTATAAAAAATAAACCTGAAATTACTATAGGTGCTTTATCTAAAGTTGATGATGTAAATGTCACTTTAAATTTATCTGGAAACTCTAATACAGCTTTATTAAAAAATGTAACTCTAACCTTAGGTTGGACTGGGTTATTGGCTGATAATAGAATTGCTAGTGCTAATATATGGAATAGTAAACAAGATGCTATAACAGTTAAAAATGTAACAGCAGCTAGTAATAAAATTACATTAGGAGGAACTCCTACTGGAGCTTCTTTACAACCATTTTCTATTGATATTAATGAATCAAATCTTTCTTTAAATAGTATTGGTGGAACTTTAAGTATTAATAAAGGAGGGACAGGATTAAGTAGTTTAGGTATATCTAATCAACTTTTAAAAGTTAATTCAGATGGTACTTCTTTAGAATATTTTACTCCTAATTATATTTCAAATAATCAGTTAATTACTTTATCAGGTGAAGTAACAGGAAGTGGAAGTACTTCTATTTCAGTAACTCTAAATAATAATGCAGTACTTAATAAAGTACTTACTGGTTTTACATCTTCTACTGGTACTGTACTACCAACTGATACTATTTTACAAGCAATACAAAAACTAGATGGTAATTTGGCTTCTGCTACAGCAGGAGGAGTAAGTAGTGTAACAGGAACTTTAAATAGAATTACTTCAACAGGAGGAAGTAATCCTATTATTGATATTAGTTCTTCTTATGTAGGTCAATCTTCAATAACAACATTAGGAACTATAACAACTGGAGTTTGGAATGCTTCATTAATAACAGATAATTATATTACTTCATCTTCTAACTGGAATAGTAAACAATCAGGAATACAATTTCAAGATGAAGGTACAAATTTAGATGGAATTGGAACAGTAAATACTATTAATTTTACTGGTAATTATGTAACTGTAACACGAATTAATAACACTTTAACAATAGATGTTACAGGAGGAGGTGGAAATGGTACAACTAATTTATCATATACACCATCTTCAACAGACGGAATTGTAGTGTCAGATACAGGAACAGATGCTACTATTTTAGCAGCGTCTAATACAATAGCAGGATTAATGATTCCTTCTGATTTTAATAAGCTTTCTAATATATCAATTACACAACCAGTTAATTTAGATGCAATTGAATTAGATGTTAATGACTTAACTACTTTATCAGGAGTACCTTCTAATTCTTTAACTTTAGGTGAATTTACAGGTACATTAATTTCTGATAATAGTACAATAAAATCAGCATTACAAAGTTTAGAAACTTCTTTAGAAGCTAGTTTTTCAAGAAATAAAATAAGAGTTGTGAGTGTAAATACTACTTTATCAGCAATAAATGACGGAACAGTAGTATTTGATACATCTGGAACAGTAGCTACATTACCGTTGTCTTTAAATGAAACAAAACTTATAGTTAAAAATGTAAGCAATGGTTCAATTATTGTAACAGGTCATATTGACGGAATAGCTTCTCGTTCTTATAATTTACAATCTAAAGAAAGTATGATTTTTCATGGAAACGGTATAACTTGGTATTACATATAATTATGAATATAGGAATAGCAAATAGAACAATTACACAGTTAAGAGCTTTTACAGAATCAGATGTTTTTTACAATCCCGTTGTAATGATAATTGATAATGGTAAAGAAGGTATTTTTGAATATGATTCAATAGACACAACTACTACAGATAATACAGGTATAACAATAGTAACAAGCTCCAATGCTAGATATAAAAGAATAGAAGTTGAAGAAATTCTTTCTTCATGGTTTGATAATACAAATATAGGTTTTCAAAATTTTATTGATACGTGTTCTGGTAGAATAGGTATTATTAATAATTCTTATAGTTTATCTGATACTATCATATTAGATAGTAGTACAATATATCAAAGAAAAGGAGTTACTATTACTACATCTGCTAATGTAGGTTTTTCTATAACTAGAAAAAAAGGTTTTAGGGCAATTGATTGGAATATTGTTTCTACAAATAATACATCTGGGAACACAATATTAAAAATAGATGGATTATGGAACGCTACATTTGATACTTGTAATTTTACTGTTGGAAATAATAATGTAGATATTATTCAATTACTTCCGGGTAATTCAGGAACTATATGGGGTACATATTTTCTTGTTTTTAATAATATGAAAACTTCAGGAGGTAGATATATTTGTAAAGCTGATGGAATGTCTTCTGGTCAACCTTATATTACTCATACTTATTTTAATAATTGTTGGGCTACGGGTGGAGTATCTTATATAAAAGGAAGTTATATTGATAGTTTTGGATTTCATAAAAGTTGTGCTGATAGTTTATCAGGTCATGCTTTTGATTTTGTTAGTGCTTCTAATTGTTTTTTAGAAACTAATGAAGTAACTCCCGGAAGTGGATTTTTTACTTTAAATGAAGATTCTAGTTCTAATAAAAATTTAGTAATTGGTGCTAGAGTAACAGATTTTACATCTAACAATGATGTTTTAGGTTGGACTCCAGATACTTTTACTTTACAAGGAGCAAATACTAATTCTAGTAATTTCAGAACCAGATTAAAAAGTGTTTTTGATGTAACAGGTAGTTTATTTTTACAAGGAAAAGGTGGTACAAATATTTGGACAAATGTTATTACATGGAGTGAAACTATAGGAACTATTTTTAAATCAGGATATAATAATTTTATTAGATTACAAGAACCTAGAATTTCATTAGGGGATAATAATCAAATAAAAAGATATATAAAAACAATGTCTTTAGCTTCTAACGGAACAGGAGATTTAGTTGTATTTAATTTAGGAGGAGCTAGTCAAAACGTTACAGCAGAAGTAATTGTAAACTATAGAGGAACGGACACATCTTCTATTTATAAACTATTAGTTGCTGGAAATAGTTCATCTACAAGTGTTGTTACTCAAGATTTTGCTGTAACAAATCAATTAATATCCGGTAATAGCTTTGTGTTAACTTTTAATTCTTCTTATTCTGGGACAGGGACAACTTTTAGTATAACTTATAATAATCCAGCAATAGCAGCAACAGTAGATATAGAAATAATTTATAGTGGAACAACAAGTGTAACAATATCATAATGTATAATTCAACAATAATAACTTCTAATTATACTGTAGGAGATAATTTTAGAATTGTTTTATGTAATAATAGTACAAATGCAATAACAATCACTCTTCCTAGTGCTACTAGGTTTAAAAATAGAATGATATGGATAAAAAGATTTGATACTACATCTACAGGAACATTAACAATCACATCTTCTTCAGGTAATGTTCAAGACCCCTTTTTTTGGTCTTATGGGGCAAATACAACATTAAATTTTGATATAGAAGGTGTAGGTTATATTTCTGATGGAAGTGTCTGGCATGTTTTTAATGTTACTTATAATGAAGCTTTAACAATTCAAAATAAAACAGCTTCATACACATTAGCTTTAACAGATAGACAAACATTAATAGAAATGAATGTTTCTTCTGGTAATATAATAACAGTTCCTCAATTAACTTTTCAAACTGGAACTCAGATTTTAATAGCACAAGCAGGAACAGGGCAAACTACAATATCTCCTGCATCAGGTGTTACATTATTAAGTAATGGAAATAAATTTAAATTAACAGGTCAGAACTCATTAGCTACTTTAATTTATAAAGGAAGTTTTATTTGGTATTTAGGAGGAGATTTAACAACATAATTTATGATTAAATCAATAAGTGGTATCATATCAAAAAGTGTTATTTTAGATACAGATGCACAAACTTTTATAACAGCAGCAAATATTACAAATACTACTCAAAGAAATGCTATTAATCAATTAGTAATTAATTTAAAAAACAATGGTATTTGGTCTAAATGTTTAGCTATTTATCCCTTTGTAGGAGGAGTAGAAGCGTCTCATAAATTTAATTTAAAAAA